ATACTTATGGAGATGTAGATAAAGAAAATATAATTAAAGAAGTAGTTAAAGTAATAGATGCTTATCCTGTTCCTACAGATAACTTTTTTACAGAAGATGATGAAATGTTTGCAAGACGTATGAAATTAACATATAGCGAAATTATGGATAGATATGATAAATATTTTGATGATAAAGATAGAGAATTTCTTGAAAAATATTATGCAAAGCAAGGATATCCAGGAGCAATAGATTTAACTTATGGCGAATATTATAGTTATTACGGAGATATATGCGATAAATATAATAATAAAGAATATAGGGATTTATTTAAAAATAATCCAAATGATGTATTAGAACGAGAATCAAATAATGGATTATATGATGTATGGCATGTAGTATGGAGGTCATATAGTAGAGTTGCTATAGTAACTTATGTTAATGAAATAGGAATAATAACAACTCGTCAAGAAGTTGATGGATATAAATTTAATAAAGAAGCAGGTGATATAGATATAGAATGGATATATGTTCCTCAAGTATATGAAAGTGTTAGAATTGGTGGAAGACATGATGCAATTTACCCATACGGGGCTAGAGCAATAGCTTATAATAGAAATGGTAAATTACCTTATAATGGAATAAATGAAGTATTTCCAGGATATGGTAAATTTAGTATTGTTCAAGAAGTACTACCATATCAAATATTTTATAACATTGTTGCTTATGCTCGCGAAATGGCAATAGCTAGAAATAAACTTTCTATATTACTTCTACCTATGTCTTTATTAGGAAAAAATGCTGAAGAAAAATTATATAAAGCATTAGCAGAAGGCACTTTATATTTAGATGATAGTAATGATGCAGGAATGTTAAGAACTCAAAATATACGTATGTTAAACGCTGATATTGGAGATTATATAAAACAACTTACTGATTTAATGATAGAAACTGAACAAGCTGCTAAAAATCAAGTTGATATGACTCCTCAAAGATATGGAGAAATAGCGACATCTGCTGGAAAAGGAACAACTGAAGAAGCTATAGCTAGAGGTAGTATGGGCTCTGTAATTATAGAATATATGGTAGATATGCTTCGTGAAAGAGATTATGCTAGAGATTTAGATATGAGTAAATTAGCGTGGATTGATGGATTAAATACTTCATATAGAGATGAAAATGGAGAACGCAAATATATAAGTCTTAACATTAATGAACATATATATGCTGATTATTTGATTAAAGCAAAGAATAGTTCTAAAGAACGTGAAAAGCTTGAACAACTTAAACAATTTGCTTTTAATGCTTCACAAAATGGAGATTTAAAATCTGCGCTTGCTGCAATAAAAGGAGATAATGTTGCTGAAATAACTAAACTAATGAATAAATTCTCTGAAGAAATGCAAGCTCATGAACAACAATTAAAACAAATGGATATAGAACTTGAACAAATGAAAGAACAACATGACTTAGATGTTATTGCTGCTAAAGGTGAACAAGATAGAATGACTGTTGAACTTGAAGGACAAATTAAAGAAAATATTGAATTAATTAGAGCTGATGCAAATATGATTAGTTATAATGCAGAAGTTGGACAAAACCAACAACAAGCTGGTATTGATAGATTAAATGAAGCTAGAATGGAAAATGATAGAGAACGTCTTAGATTAGATAGAGAACAACAGAGAATAGATACTTTGTTAAAGATTCGTGATCAAAATTTAAAAGATAAGCAAATTGATACTCAATATAGAATTGCTTTAGCTAATAAAAATAAATATGATAAAGGTACTAAAAAATAAGATATAAGACTTTTATTATAATTTAGTCCGTTTGCGTGAATATGCAGACGGACTATTTTTTTATTTAAAAAGCTATTTTTAGCTATATTTTTTATTTTATATTGTCAGTTGATAAGATTATTTACTTTATATACAAATGCGTTTATACGGCTTTATATTATATATGGTATTATATATTACAAGTCATTTTGTTTGAATTATTATAGATAATTATTTGCATATTTCAAATAATTTTCGTATCTTTGCAACAGTACAAACAACTAAATATAATTTAAATAATAATTTTATGGATTTAGGTTATGGAAATAATCAAGATAACAATGATGATGTTAGGCTTGATGAAAATGGTAATCCTGTAACGCCAGATAATAAAGATAATTTAGATGGCGATAATAAACAGGTAGATGAGAATGGTAATCCTATTGATGACATTGATAAAAACAATGACAACAATGGCGATAACCACGATAATCATGATGATGACCATCATGATAATGATAAAAATGATATTGAACTTCATCCTGGAGAAATTATTGAAATTGGTGAAAATAAATATACTGTTGCAGAAAATGGAGATTTGATTGATAAAGACGGAAAAGTATTTAAAGAATCTAAAGATGTTCAAGAGTATTTAAAAAGTTTAGATGAAGATACTAATAATAATGATGATAATAAAGATAAAAATGCTTTAAATCTTAATAATATAAAAGAAGCTTTAGGATATCAAATTGTAGATGAAAATGATAAAGAAATTGAGTATGAAGATAATGTAGAAGGCGTTAAAAATTATGTTAAAGATGTAATTGAACAGCAAATTGATGAAATTAAAGAAGCTACTATTAACACTTTATTTGAGAAATATCCATTTGCTCTACAAGCTATTAATTATTATGTTGCTAATGGAAATAGTCTTGAAGGATGGAATGTTAAAGAAGATAGATCTGGAATTACAATCGATGATAATAATGAAAAACAACAAGAAGATATAATTAGAACAGCATGGAAAGAACAAAAACGTACTGGTGATGTAGAAAGTTATATTGCTTATCTAAAATCTTCAGGTATTTTATTGAGTACTGCTAAAACTGAGCTTGAAGGACTTCAAAAAAGTGATAAAGCTCGTGAAGAAGAAACGGCGAGACTTGCTCAAGAAGCTTACAATAAAGAACAACAGCAAATTGCTGAATTTTGGAAAGAAGTAAGCGATACAATTAAAAGCCGTAAAATAGGCAAATATGAAATTCCAGAACAAATTAAAGTTGTACGTAATGGTAAAGCTATGATGGCTACTCCAACTGATTTCTTAAACTATATTTCGGCAGTTGATAGAAATGGAGAAACAGCATATGCTAAAGATTGCAAAGCAACTGATCCTAAGAAAGATTTCGAAGACAATATTTTAAAAGCATATTTGAAATTTACTGGTGGAGATTATTCTTCGTTAGTTGAAATGGCTATAAAAGAAAAAGAAGTAAAAACACTTCGTTTTAAAGCTAAAGATAACAAAAACACAACACGTAGATTTAATCCTAAAAGTAATGACAACAATAAAGTAATTGATTTAGGTTTTTAACAATTAAATTTAAAAATTATGGCAATGTATAAAATGCGTGTCGTTCAACATGGCAAGTATGACGACAGAGGGTATAGCAATGAAGAAAGTATTGCTAATCTTCAATTAACTAAGCCTGTTGAAATTAATTCATTCCTTACTTATAATTATGGTATGGATGATGATCGGTTCCCGCTTAGCTTTATGACAGAAGGTCAAGGTAGAGGTGGTGTAGTAGATATCGATACTAATCAGTGGACATGGTCTGTTATGGGTCGTATGAAGTTTAGTGATAAACTTACTTATGCTGCTAAAGTTAACAGTGCTACTGGTATTGGAGGTACAGAATTTGAGTTACATTTTGCTACACATAATTTTATTGAGCAATATGGTCTTATGGCTCCTGACGGTCAAACTCAAGTTCGTATTCAAAAAGATCTTGGTGCTACGCCTTATGGTTATGGTTATTTGGTACGTCTTACTACTCCTGATCCTACAGCTATTGTAAGCGATGAAAATCTCGAGGTTGGTAAATATTGGAGTTTAACTGCACCTACAGTTTCTGAAAGTTATTCAAAGGGTAATCGTAGTAATACTATGGGTCCTGGTAAAATGACTTCTCAACTTGAATATCAACGTTATACTAAAGAGATTGCTGGTAACCTTGCTAATGTAGTTACTAAATACGAATTTAAAGATAAAAGTGGCAAATCTTCTAAACTTTGGATTAATGAAGAGATGCGTCAATTTGATCTTCAACAGCGTATAATGAATGAAGAGCGTCTATGGCTTGCTGAATATAACCGTAACGCTCAAGGTGAAATTCTTTTGAAAGATCGTGATAATGGAAAGTCGATTCCTCATACTGCAGGTATGTTAGAGATTTGTCGTGAATCTAACTATGATACTTACGGAGAATATTTGACTATTCAAAAGATTAAACATAGTGTAGGTGATGTACTTGATCGTGATACTGATACTGGTCATATGAATATTGTTCTTATGGCAGGTAAAGGCTTCATGGAAGATTTTGATGAGGCTATTAAAACAGACGCTAAAGAAAATGGTTTCTTGACTCCTCTTGGAGAAAAAGAAATTCAAGGCAATGGGTATGGTCTTGAATATGGAGCTTATTTCCGTGCTTATAAGACTATTGATGGTCATACTGTTACAATTAAGCATTGTTCTTTCTTTGATAAGAGTACTATTGCAGAAACTGCTAAAATGAATGGTATGGTTCATCCTCGTACACATTATCCTATCACTTCTCACCAAGCTGCATTTATTGATTTCAGTACTTATGATGGACATCAGAATGTTCGTTTGGTTCGTCAAAAGGGTCAGATTTATAAGGCTAAAGTTCTTAAAGGTCTGACTGATGTTCCTGCTTCTTGGGGAGTTCCTGAGTCTAATTTCATTGCAACTGAAATTGATAAGAGCGAATTCCATATTAAGAGTAGTCTTGGACTTCAAGTAAATAATTCTACAAAGATGTTCCTTATTAAATGTGTTCTTTAAAATTTTTAAAATCATAAAATTATGGCTGAAACATCTAATAAACCGTCAGGATTTACATTTAATCCAAATGGTGATGACAATAAAGCTACTACTGCACAACCAACAACAGTACCTACTACTAAAGTTGAAGTTGAAGATTTAGATTCTCGTTATGAAGATAAATCTAGTGTAACAGTTGCTTTAGTTGAGCACTATTCGTTATTTCGTAGGGCAAATCGTTTGACTATGCCTAAACGAATAGATTATATTGGTAGTTGTATAGAAAGTTCTCGTAGACTTGCGGCAGATAAAAATGAAACTAATAAGTATTTTCCTAACATCGTTGGTATAATGCCTAATAATGATAATTTCCTTACTCGTGTTAAACAGTATTTGAATAATATTCGTATTGCTGTTGACGAACAAGGTGTTACATTTGATACTACTTTCATTTATGATCATAAAAGAGATTATTTGAAAATTAAGGCTAAAATTGACGAAGTTGAAAGGAGATATTCAATGGTTAACAGAAATAATCTTGCTGAACTTCGTAAAGCTTTAAAACAGCGTATTAACGAATTAGATTCTATTGAGAGAGAAAAAGCTTCTTATGGAATGCCTTTAAATGTTGAAGATTACATTATGTATAGACACTGTTTACTTTATGCTGATGTTGCTAAAGACATGGCATTTATAAATTCCGATGCTAATGTTAGATTTTACATTAAAGACAATGCTAGAGAAGAAGAAAGAAAACGTAAGCAACATGAACTTGTTAATAAAGCAGTTTCAAATTATGTTCTTTTACTTGGTGATAGTGCATTATTTGATGCAGTTTATACTTTATATTGTGCAGAAAATGCTAAGCCTATTCTTACTTCTGTTCTAAAAGATCGTATGGATAAAGAAAATGAACTTCACAAGTTTGCTACTGAAAGACCTGATAAGTTCAATAAGATTTATTCCAATAAAGATGTTAGAACACTTGCAGATATTGAAATGCTAATTGCTCGTGGAGAACTTGTAAAATCTGAATACAATCAGAATATAGTTTCTACAGATGGTGTTTTGATAGGTGCTAATATGAGTGAGGCTTTAGCTTGGTTTAAAAATCCTGAGAACATATCTCTTGTAAATGCTTATAAAGCTAAATTAAAGAATTTTTAAAAATATCTCGTTATGACTATTTCTGAAATGCACACTTTGTTTCGTACATTGGGTCAGCAAAAAGGTATGCAACATAATCGTGCTATACTTCCAGAAGAAATTGATGACTATCTAAATGCAGCAATTATTGATTTCTGTAGAGAAACTTTAGCAGCAAATGGTAGTACTCAATATGCTGATAAACGTTCTTTGAGAGATAATGCTATTGTTCCGTATAATGCTCTTAGAACTCTTTATACTGAAATTCCAAAAGTTGTACAGCAAAGACCTGTGAATGGATGTTATATTATGTCTATGGAAAGAGGTGGAAAAGAAATTCTTGCATTTATTGGTGCTGATATTAACTATGAGTCTGATGGTAATAGGTATCCTTGCAGAATAATTGAGCCTGCTAAATTAGCTTACATACTCAATGATTATTGTAATAAACCTACTAAATTTGAACCATGCTGTCTTATAGATAGTGATACAACAATTAAAGCTGAGTTTCATATTTACACTGATGGAAATAAGCCGTATCAAATATTTGTTCATGCTATCAATAATCCTAAAGTTGTAAAACTTGACGATAATGTAGATTGTGATCTTCCTGTATATGTGCATAAAGAAATAGTCGAACGAGCTGTTCGAAAGTTCTTTGAAAGTGTAGGTGCTACTACACATCAAGTTAAACAATAATAAAATTATAATATTATGTATCAAATGTTATATGGTACCTCATTAGGTATTTCTAGTGGTGCATTTACTTTTAGTGGTGCTACTAGTGGTTCTATAAACGATTTGGGGGTTAAAGGTAAACTTACTTTTTCTTATTTAAATGGCTCTGGTAATCGAGTAGCTTTGACTAGTGGCTGTAAAGGTAAGTTTGATGTAATTCTTGGTCGTCCTAAAGAAGATGGTGGTCCTGTAGTTCTTCCTTTACATATGAATGAATGTAAAGTAGCTGGTGTAGAATATAATCCTGGAACTACATTTGTTGCTACTGTAACTTGTTCTGCAATCGATGAAGTCGGTGATGTTACTTTGCTGATTACAAAGAAAGGTGTTCAATTCAATGAACGTGCAAGTTGGACAGTAAGCGATCATGTTACTAAAGCTATGACCAACGCTCAAGTTGCTGCACTTATTGCAAAAGGTGTTAATGCAAATAAAAATTCTCATGGTCTTACAGCTACTGTTGCTGGTAATGTAATCACACTTACAGCTTCTGAGCCTACTGCAGATTATACAATTCAAGCAACAGATTTATTGGAAACGGCAACTGTAGCCGTAACTACTCCCGCTAAAGATTGTAGAGGATTAGATGCAAAGAAAATTGCAGAGTTAGCTTCTAAAGCTGCTGCCGATGCAGGTTTCGAATACACTTATCAAGATGGTGCAGATTTGATTTATCCTGAATATCCATTTAATCCTAATGGTGGAGCTCTTACAGGTTCTTTCGATATGCTTGTTATTAACTGTGGTGAACCTCGTGACTTTAAAACTCATGAAGAAACAGTACATCAGCAAGTTACTATTGTAATGCCTCATGGAACAGGTACTGGTACAGGTCTTATCAATAGTATGTATCAAGGTCTTGTAGCAGCAGGTGCAGAAGGTAAAGGATTTGTTGTAGCAAGCTAATAATAAAATGATATTTGTTCAATCCCTCTACAGGGTAACAGATACAAATCTGATATTGTACAAATAGAATAATATTAGTGTATAATTTAAATAGTAGAGGGGGTTATTGATAATTAACGTTATCAATAATCTCCTCTTTATTATTTTATTATGGAATTGTTATTAAATGCTTTAGAGCAAGGAATAGCTCCTGCTATAGTAATTGCTTTATATCTTATTATAATAGAAATTATAAGAGTTAGAAAAGAAAAATATCAAACTAAAATTAGTACAGAAACAGTAGAAGCAATAACAGATATTCAAACAGTCGTGAATGAAATATACAATAAGAGAGAAGCTGAAAATAGAGAAAAGTGTAAAATTATAATAGACAATTCTTTCAATAATGCAGCTTTTAATCTTATAAATTTTATGCAAAGAACTTTAATTAGTAATCATCTTGATACTAATAAAGATAGTGTTCTTGCTAATATTCACAATGCTGCAAATTCTGCATATTATACAGTTTTTCAAACTCTTTCTCTATATTCTATTAATAATGGTAGAATTTCAGATTACATTGATGCTCATTGGTTAAAAGAAATTGAAACTGATTTAATAGATTCTATTTATAATCCAAGTCTTAGTCGTGAAGATAAAATGATGGGATATATTAATAAAATTACAATAAGATTTCAAACATATATTAGTTATATGCAAAATAAAGCTTTAAAATGATTAATTTTGATAAATTGCTAGACTTATATACAGAGTCTGTTATAAGTAATAATAATATGTCTAATTTAGGCATTGTTAATAAAACTGATAATATTTGTAAAAATTTTATATTATGGATAAATTATAAAATGAAAGATGTTTATGATTTATTAAGTACTGAAAATGAAACAAAAGAGAGTATAGAAAATTTATATAATTATTTAATATAACATAGTTATGACACAACAAAATGGATTTTATATGTTAAAAGTGCCTTTTAAATGGAAAGCGGTTTATAATACTTTATTAAGACTTATGACTAAACAAGGAATAAGTATAATGGAAGATTGTACATCTGCTTGTTCAGGTAAAGGAAAAAAACTTTTAGCTTGTTGGATTGAATTTAATGTAGCCTGTGCTTCTGTAGAAATAAATCAACGTTCTGCATTAATACTTATTCAAGATGTTGTAAATAGATTAAATACAAATTATAATACTGATTTTGATTTAGATTATTATTCTACATTAGATTTTGAAGAAGAACCTCCTAAAGTATTGTTTGGAAATTGTTCATTTTTTGTTTTAGAAGATTATGAGTCTTTTGAACAAATTATGCAAGAAGAAGAACTTAATACTCAAGATGATTTTATAGAATTTATTAGTGAATATTTATCTGATAATATGTATAATTATTATTTTGCTATTGATAATAAAAATTATATTTATATAGACGACGATGATGATTTACTATTTAATGCAGATTTAACAGACGATGTTTTTATTATAAATTGTCCAGAAGGATATTCTGTAAATAGAGTTTATTATAATTCCCCTTTAGGTGAATCGATAATAACTCCAATTTATAATGAAGATGGTATGTTTATATATTTTAATAATGACAAAACAAATGTTAAAAAACTATTTATACAATTACAAAAAGTTGAATAATTATGAGTAAAAGTATAGGTTTTAGATTAAGAAATGAGGCATTAAATGAAAATCGCACTCCTGCTGTTTCTATAGATGAAAAATATGGCATTTATAGAAATTTAGAAGAGGCGTGTCTTAAAATACCTATTACTCAACGTAGTATAGGTTTAACTATTTGTATTGAAACTGCTCAAGGTATAGTTAAAGAATATTGGTGGCAAGAAACAATTGCTGACGAAGGTCTTGTAAAAAAATACGATGAAGAAGAAATAATAAGTATATTTAATGAAATTGATACTATAAATGAAAGATTAGATTTAATTAAAAATATTCAATTTAGGATAGTTGAAGAATTACCATTAGTTGGAGAAGAAAATATTCGTTATCTTGTATCTAATGGAATTGCTTCAGGTGATAATAAATATGATGAATATTTTTGGTTGGTTGAAGAACAAAGATATGAAAAATATGGTGGAATTAATGCTAGCGGCAGTATTATAATAAACAATAATTATGATTTTAATAGTGATTATTTTACACAATCTACTTCAAATTATATAACTACTGTAAGTTTAAAAAATCCTTTAGGTAGTTTAATAGCAAGTAGTGGAAATTTAATAAGATTTGCTAATACAACTACAGGTTCAATAGAAAGTATAACTGGCGCAGATTTTTATATAGGAAAAAGTAATAAAAATCAAGGAATTGTATTTAACGACGATAGTGTAAACATAAAAGGAAATGTAAAAATTAATAATTCGTATCCTGTATTATCTGGAAGTAATGGATTAGCTATAAGCGGAAATGTTATGTATATTGATAGTAGCGGCAGTATAAACTTTAGTGGTACTATAAGTCTTGGTGGTAGTATAGAATTACGTAGTACACATATATCAGGATCTACTGTTGGACCTATAGCTCATGTAGGTGATGTTACTATTAATTGTGGTACTAATTATATAGGTATAACATCTGGCGATTTATTTCTTTATGGTGGTAGTAATATATATTTTGGTACTAATGGCGCAGGTAGTTTATTATTATTTGGCAGTAATGTTAATATAAGTGGTAACACTATTAATATATCGGGTAATGATGAACTTAATGTTAATGTGGAAGATATTACACTTTCTGGAACAACTGTTACCATTAAAGGTTCAGATAATGATGTAGAATCTATAAGAATATGTAATTCAAATAATAATAATTCAATTGTGATAAACGGTGATGAAGACATTATAGAAATAAAAAGTGCAAATGAAATTAATTTAAGCGGAAGTTATATTAATTTAAGTGGAAGTAATATTAATTTATTATATTCTGATTATACTTATATTAAAAAAGATAATGATATTTTAAAAATATTTAATGACGATAGAGATTCAAAAATTAATATACAAGCTAGCAATAAGATTACTATTGCAACTACTGACCAAAATTCAACAGGAAAAATTCATATAGAAAATGACCCATATTATTTAGATATTTCATCTGGAGGTATAATACTTAGTAATAATAATAAAGACTGGAAATTTGATTTTAATGACGGCTCATTCCATGAAATATTATAAATTAACAATCAAAAATAAATAATTATGAAAAAGATTCTTTTAGCAGTTCCGACAAGTCGATTTATCGAAACTGAAACATTTAAAACTATATACAATCTTTCTATACCTGATGGTTATCAGGCTGTATTAGAAATAGTTCAAGGCTATGCTGTTCATCAAGCAAGAAATATTCTTGTGCAAAAAGCATTAGAACAACAATGTGATTACATCTTTTGGATAGATTCTGATATTATTTTATATAAAGACATTCTTAAATGTCTTATTGAAGACGATAAAGATATTGTTACTGGATATTATATTAAAAAAGTTGAGGGACAAAATATTTGTGAATTATTTGGAACAAATCCTCAAGATCCAAATTCTGAAATAATTCCAAATATATTAGAAAAAGATTTACCTAAAGTTAACGGATTATATATTGTTAAAGCGTGTGGATTTGGTTGTACTTTAGTTAAAATTGATGTATTTAAAAAAATGTTAGAAAGTGAGCAAGATAAATTATGTTTTGATTATGTTTGGCAAAAAGATAAAATATGTTCAGAAGATATTCTTTTTTGTAAACGTGCTGAAGCATTGGGATATAAAACTTTTGTCGATACACGTTTTAGATGTGGTCATATTGGAAATAAAGTTTTTTAATAAAAAAAATATAATATTATGAGAAAATAATTATGGAATACGTTCAAGGTGTAATAGATAACATTATTGCAAATTTTGATTTTGCATATATGTTAATAGTTAATATTTTAACTTATGGTGTAATTAAATTAATTGACTATTTGAATAAAGATAAAAATGTTTCTACATTAGTTAAAAGAATTGTATTAGTTTGTTGTATTATTGTTATAACATTAGTTTATATATTAATTGGTTATGAAGATTATAAAATTTTATTAAATTCTGCAATTGCGGCACCTGTATTTTATAGTTGGGTTTTAAGACCTATTTTGAAAAAGTTTAAAATAGGATATAAAGAATTTGATGAAACATTAAAATAAAATAGAATTATGAAAACTAGAAAATCTATAAATATTTATGGCAATAGGCGTCCTAAAACAGGGCGCCTTGTTGCTAATCCTATACCACCAGAAAATATATTTTGGTATGATATATTTGAACCTATAGTTGAAGCTATAAATAAATTGTTTAATGGAACATCTTTAACTTATAAAGAAAGCGATACTGTTGTATTTGGTCCAGATAATTCTATTAATGTAAATGTTAATTTACTTAATAGATTAAATGGAAATAGTTTATTTCAAGGTAGAAATATTCCATTTGCTACAATAAATGGTGAAAAAATATTTGATAGTAATAAAAATATTATAATTGAAGGAGGTGGAGGAAGTTATATTGCAGGAGATCATATTATAATAGAAAATAATGTTATATCTGCAGATTTATCAGATTATTATAATAAAAATTATATAAGTGAAAGATTTAATTATTTAAATACTGAAATTGATTCAAAACAAGATATTTTAATTGCTGGAGACAATATAACAATAAGAGAAGGTAATATAATAAGTGCTACAAATACAACTTATAATGCTGGTCAAAATATTACAATATTAAATGGAGTTATATCTGCAATTGATACAACTTATGAAGGATCTGATTTTGATATTAAAGATTTATCAGATAGTACAAATTTAAAAAGTCTTTGGAGTGGAAAACAAGATAAATTAATTGCTGGTACAAATATAATAATTACAGGAAATACTATATCTGCTGTACAAAGTGCAGGTTTTGCAGTTTTAATTGTAACTGAATTACCTGAAACAGGTGATCAAAATACGATATATTTCCTTTCGAATCCTACTGGAACTTTTCCAAATATTTATAATGAATATATGTATATTAACAATAATTGGGAATTAATAGGAAACACTGCTATAGATTTGTCTAATTATTATACTAAATCAGAAATAGGAACAATTGTTAATGGTATAGAAACAGAAATAAGTTCTAAACAATCTACTTTAATTGCTGGTAACAATATTACTATAAATGGTAGTACTATATCTGCTACAGATACAACTTATAGCGATGCTACTCAAACTACAGCAGGTTTAATGTCTTCTACTGATAAAATTAAATTAGATGGATTAAGTAATTATGTTTTACCTACTGCTAATTCTTCTGTATTAGGAGGTATTAAAATTGGAAATAATTTAACAATAGATGCAAATGGTGTAGTTTCTGCAACAGATACAACTTATTCAGCAGGAAATAATATTAATATCGCAAACAATGCTATAAAAGCAGTTGGTTATAGATTTAACACATCAAGTGGTGCTTTTTCTGAAGGAGACAGATATATAGATGATAGTGGTGCAACTCGTGCACCTTCTGTTGCTACAGGTATTATGGCACACGCAGAAGGTATCAATACTAATGCTGTAGGACGCGCTTCACATGCTGAGGGTACTACTTGTTTTGCAACAGGTATTCAATCACACGCAGAAGGTTTTAATACTAATGCTATAGGAGTAAATTCACATACAGAAGGACGACTAACAGTTACTAATGGATATGCTTCACACGCTGAGGGTAATGATTCAGAAACAGGTGGTAATTATGCTTCTGCAACAACTAATCCAAAAGCGGCTGACAGTAGAACAGCATCAGTAGGTGATTATGCACACTCTGAAGGATTGGCAACAATTGCTTATGGTGTTGCTTCCCACGCAGAAGGCAGGCTGACATTTGCAAAAGGTGATAATTCACACGCTGAAGGTAGGGCAACAAAAACATTATGTAATGGAGAACACGCACAAGGTTCTTATAATGTTTCGCACCACGCAACTGATAGTTTCGATGGTAATGCAGGAAATACGGTTCATTCTACAGGTATCGGTACTGCTGACAATGCAAGAAAGAACGCATTCGAAATAATGCAATCAGGACAAGTTTATTTGCTTGGTGTTGGTAACTACGACGGAATCCACATTAAGGGTGAAACAGGTGCACCAAGTGGTTTGCAAACTTTGCAAGAAGTAATTAGCTCTTTACAATGGAAAATTAGAATTTTAGAACCTGTTAAAAATAATGAAATAAGATATAAATCTTCTGATGAAAATATTATTTATCCTTCTATGCAAGAACAATATACAGCACTAACTTATAATGAAAAAGGAATTCTTGTATTTAATAATAATTTAACTGAAATAGAAGACGACGCTTTTGCAGATATAACTTCTTTAATTGAAATTGAATTACCAGAATATGAAGATTTTTATAGAATAGGAAATAATTCTTTTAAAGGAACAAGATTAAAAGAAATAGTTATACAAAAATATATTATTGAAATTGGAGATTATGCTTTTGCAGAATGTGTTAATTTAAAAATTGTAAAATACAATAGTACAATGGATAATTGGAATAATATAACATTAGGAAGTGATATATTCGCAAATACTCAAGTAAGTCAAGTTATTTGTATTGATGGAGTTGTTACTATTTAATATAATGAAATTGATAATAACTGTCGATTATAATTAGTCGGCAGTTATTTTTGGTTATAAATTTTAATTTTAATAGCTAAAATTAGCTTTTAATTAAATTAAAATACCAAAGTAATATAAATCATCAACAATAAAATTTTAGTGTCTTAAAACAAAAATAAAATTTTTCTGCAAATAAATTTGCATATTTGAAAAATATTTATTATCTTTGTAGCGATAATAGAACTCTAAATAATGATTTAGATGTTCATAATGTTAAACAATTTAAATATAAAACAATTATGTCAAAAGGTAGTCGTGGAATGGGTGTTGCCAGTAAAAAGTCTGCAAACTCAACAGCTAAAAGAACTCGTTATGAAGAAGGAGGAAAATCTTCTAATAAGTAAATTATTACTTATATTAATAAAGTATATTCCTATTGTACAAATGCTGATAATGATATTAAATAATATTTTATCATATTTAGATATAGATAACAAAGTGTTATATTTGTTTGATTTCACTACAGGAAATTCATTATTGTTCATAATGTTAATGTATTTGTTAAGTATTAAATTAGGATATTGTAAATGGCACAGATATTTAATAACTGGTAATTTAATAAATCTTTTTGTAGTTATTTTAGATTCTATTTATTTTCTTCCTGCAGATGATATTTTTATATTATTATTTTACTGTACAATAGGATGCATATCTATAATTGCTGCAACTTATTCACATATAAAAGATATTAAACATGAAACCCGTATTAAAATTGATAAGGCAAGCTCTTGTAGAAATGATTAATCATATTGATTCAGGAGATACTACTGAAAATGAAGAAGAATTAAATGAAGCGTTAGAAGCAATTAATAAAATTAATCATGGTACAAGAAGATATAGTAAAAGATATTTATGTGATTATGTTTTACATTGTAGCGAATCATGTTTCAATACTTATCTTTCTATGGGTCTTATACCTCCTGGTTATAAAGAACTTGGATTTAAAGAACTTAGATGGAGTAAAAAAGATATGAAAGCTGCTATTGAATATAGAAAAACTCATTCTTAATTCATTTTTTGGTTAAATCGTTGATTTTGGCACGTTTACAATTAGTTTTGTAAGCGTGCTATTTTTATGGATTATTTTTTGTATCTTTGTATCGTAAACGTTTACAAAACAATTTTTATTAACAATTTAAAAACTAATTAAATTATGAGTATTCTTGATAAAGAAACTACCGATGCCATTAGTTCTATGGTGGGTGGTAAGAAAGGTGCTTCTCGCGGTGTAGCTGGTACTGCTCTTGGTTTAGGTATCGCTGGTACTGCTTTAGCTTTATTTGGTCGTGACGGTCATGGCTTAGATTTGTTTGGTGGAGGTCATCATGCAGAGCATGAACGTGATGCTATTCTTGCAAAAGAAAATGCTGATGTTTTAATGCTTACAAATCAGATTTGGGGTAATGCTCTTCGTGCTCAGGAAAATCGTTTTAATGATGTAGTTGGTATTAATCAAAAAATCTTTGATAGTTATGTATTTACAAACAAAGAAATCGCAGCCGTCAAAGCCGACGCTAACGATAAGTTTTTTGCCAATTATAAAGAAACTCGTGATATTAAAGATCAACTTGTTTCAGAGATTGGCGAACTCAAAACAGAGGTAGCTGTTCTTAAAGCTATTAGTCCTTATCGTGATCAAGTCACTGCTGCAGCTATTGCTGCTTGTGGACAGAGAGATAACTTTAATCTTATGGCTCGTACACAGCGTATGATTGAAGGTGTATTAACTGTTCCTACAACTACTGCAACTGCTAGTTCTGCTGCTGGTGCTTAATTAAAAGTAAGTAGGAGTAGAAATACTCCTACTACTATTGTTTAACAATAAATTCATAAAGTTATGCCAGAAACATTAAATTTTAATATTGGAGGTCAATCTCCATATTTACCTACAGTAAGTGTTGAGCAAAATATTGCAATGATAAATCAACAAGTAGCTCAATTAAATGCTATTAAAGAAAAACTTTCAGGTGGTGTTTCCCCTGTAGAGGGAGGAATGAAATTATGGGAGCAAATTGATAAAGAAATAGATAGTCTTACAGATGAACAAAAAGTTTTATTAAGTAAAGACGAAGATTATATAAAATATGATACTGCGCTTCAAAAACTTGTTCAAAATGCTTTAGTTGATTCAGTAAAAAATAAAGTTGCTAATTCTAAAGAAGGCAAAGTAATACTTGAAAAACAACTTCTTAATATTAAAGATAAGAAATCTGCTATTATAAAAGAATCTAATAAAGAAATTGAATTATTTAAACGTTTTCAAACAGCTGTTCAAATCAATCCCAATTTAACTTATAATGAATTTATTAACTCAATTAAACAATAAAAGTTATGTTAAATAAAGAAGATGTTATCAAAAGACTTACAGAATTTATAAATAATAAAGTAGACGAAATGTCTATTAATAATTCTGTTGTAATGGTTTTTAGACCAGTTATTCATAGAGTATCTAAAAAAGTAATTTGTAAAATGGAGAAATTATTATCTCTTTTGTCTGATGAAAATGGTATGATAGATGTTGACGGAATACTTGGAGAAATGGCTAATAATTTAATTACTGCTAATTCTAAATCATATCCTGAACTATTAGATGGATTGACTATTGGAAATGGTAAAATTTCTATAGATATTCCTTTTATAGATAAACAATTAGTTTTTACTAAAGATGATATTGAAGAATTAAGAAATTATTTAACTCGATAACCTAAATCAATTGTTTTTAACCATATTAAGACAGTAGCTTGTGCTTTTGCATAAGCTACTTTTTTTATTTATAGATTATATAATAAAGTATATGATATTAGATATGATACAGCATATAATAAATTTTTTTGAAAAAAAGTTGTCGAAAAATTTGCAAATGTCAAAAATTTTTTGTATCTTTGTATCACAATTAACAATTATAAAGATATGGCAAGTATTAATCAATTAGTTTCTGAAATTGCTCATAGTGTTCAAGGAGCAGATAATATCCCTACTCGTCGAGGGATTAAACTTGCGATTATTCATGCAAGGAATAAATTAATTAGACATAGCTATGAAACTCATGGCTATATAGACAGAGTTATACAACAAAGATATAGAGTTGCTCTTGTTGACGTTGGTGATGGTGATATAGATTATGCTAGTGCTGGTATTAGTGATAAAGATTATAAAATAGGAGCAGGTATAATTAAAAGAACTTTAAATAAAGTACCAAGACCTACAAGACTTACTAATAATTTACCTTTTAGTGCAGTTAAAACTGTTGGTGTAAAAAATCCTATTGTTATTCCTTTTGTTAGAGAAGCTAGTAGTCAATTTTATGCTAATTTACCTGGTTTTTGTCCTTCTATAACATATGATTACATTAATGATTATATATATATTAATGTTATAAAAGAAAATGAACTTGCAGACATTGGTTCTATAGTTATTGAAGCTCCTTTTGAAAAACCAGAAATTGTAGAAATGGAAACAGGAAGTGATGGTACTTATAAAATAGATGACGATTATGAATATTTCTTACCTGAAGATATGATTGATGATGTTAAAAAATTAGTATTAGAAACATTTAATGTTAATGTAGTAAGAGATGACGATAAAATTCCAACTCCTAATTTAGTTAGATAAAATAAAATTAAATTGTAAAATTAAATGAAAGAAAAAGTAACAAACATTGATAGAATTATCGCTAAAATTGATAATGATTTTAATCCTGATAATTCTGATTGGATACCAAGAGTTGGTGCATGGGTTCATGACGGACTTGGTTTGTTAGATATTAATGTAACAAAAAGAGTAAAAGAAAAATTTAAGGTTATAGGAAGAGTTGCTTATAGCAAATGCGAATTAAAAGGAAATATTAAAATTTATGATGCTAACGGATGTGAAATTAAAGAACTTGACGATATTAAAAATAATGATTGTTGTGTAAAAATAGATGATCACACTACAGGGAATCAAATACAAAAAATTGCAAGCAATGGTTCTAACACTACATTTATTATTGAAAATCGTAATCCTTCTGAAGTTCCAGATAAAGTTGTTATCACACAAGTAAATGGTGGAGATGGTAGTAGATATAATGTAACTGAGGTTTATTCTAGTTCCCCTGTAGAAGGAAGAAATTATGTTTTAGTAGATTGCAAACATATTGAATTAAATTTTGATACAGATTATATTATTGTAGAACATGATGAAGTTAATACTTGTCATAGTAATATTTATAATTGTGATTTTCCAGAAATACCTGATAATGCTAAAGTTATAGAATTTTTAGCATATTGGTGTATTTATAAAATGCTTCTTAGAGGTTATAAACATTCTGTAATGAATTTACATGCTAGTCAATATGGTACAAATCCATATTATATAGCTCAATCTCTGATGGAAGAAGCAAAAAGAAGTTATATCAATCATGGTGTTGAAGATGCTTTAAATGGAGAACTTGCTCGTTTATGGAGAAGTAGTTTCTTTATTGGAGCTTTTGACCCAAGAAATTAAATTATTAAAAATATTATGAGTACAGAAGAAATTATGGAAATATCCGTAAAAGCGGGTTGTCGCAAGGATTATTGTTTAAATGAAAAAAGTGTTAATTCAAATGCAATTAGCGATATTGTAATTCATTGTAAATATGATGAATTTGATAAATTAAATAAAAATGAACTATTTCATTATGCTCATTTCTGTGAATACAATATTGAATGTTTAGAAGAAACTATAAAAAAAATATATAAAGAAAAGAATACTATAATTAGTAATTTGTCAAATGAACTTGATTTTTATAAAAAACATACTGCATTATATATTAGAATATATTTATTTATTAAAAAATTATATAGTAAAACAATAGTAAAATATAGAATGAAAAAAGAAACGTTTGGTTATTAAAATATTTTAATTATGATAGCTATAATAAATTTACCGGATTATAATTCAATTAATCGTAATACATTATGCGATTATATTAAAAAAACTATAGTAGATAGTATAAATAAAAATAAAGATACTCAACTAGAAATAAATTTTGATGGAGTTGAAAAAGAAAAAGAAAGTGCCAATAAAAATAAAATAAAAAATAAATATGAAAATTTAACTAAAGTTGAATTAATAAAATTACTTATTGAAAAAGATAAAGAAATTGAAGAAAGAAAAAATGATAAAATAAAACTTGATAATTTATGTGAAAAGTATAATGAATTAGCAAATAAATTTAATAAGCAATGTAATGCTATTAATTATTTAGAAAATAAAAATAAAGTTTTAGAAGAACATAATAAGAAATTATCAGACGGTTATAATTATATAGAAAGATTATATAATGGCACTAGAGAAGCTTGTGCTAGATGGAAAGAAGAGGCAATTAAATATCAACATCAATTAGCAACATATAAAATGTTTGATGACCTTATTTAATTAAATAATTTAATTATGGCTCAAGAACAACAAGAATGGAAGGCTTTAGGTAATATTGTTCCTATGATGAGCCTTAATAAACACATAAATGGTGTTCCAAATTATAGTCTTCATGATACTATAAATATGAGAATGAGTAATGATAGAATGGCTCTACAAAATATTGAAGAAGTTGGAGATAATGAAATTATAATGAATTATTTAAAATCTATTTATCCTGATGTTTATATTAATCCTTTAGTAGGATATATTAAAGGTTATAAAATACTTTATATTTTACCATGTAATAATGAATTAATTTTATTTGTTTGGAATAAAAGTTTGTCTAAAGTTATTAATCCAAATGGTTCAAAATGTGTTGAATTAATTAGATATGATGAACGAACAAAAGTAATAAATAGAGTTTATTCAGCATTGACTTATTATGGTGGAAAATATGTTGGAGAATATATATATAATAATGAAGATTTAATAATTTCTTTTGCGGAAAGTAATTCTAAAAATGGTTATTCCATTATTAATTTAAAAAGAACAATTGAAAATATAGATATAGAAGAAAATAAATTATTTAATAATCCTTTAATTTCTTTACCAAAATTATTAAATGTTTCTAAAGTAAATGGTAAATTTTATTCTGGATATATAGATATTTATATTTCTTATTATACAGATGATATAAATAAAACAAAATATTTTTTATTATTAAATAATTTTATATTATTAGAATTAGAAAAAAAAGTTTTATTAAGATATAAATTAAATGATAGCGAAACTATTGAAGATCATAATGCGATGTTAAATAACAATAATGATATAATAAATAATACTTTAAAATTAATATTTGATAATTTAGATACTAATTATACATATTTTTCTTTGGGAATTATAGTTCATAATAGAACTTCTTTAAAAAAGTATGTAACTAAAAAAATAAATACAACTGTAAATGAATATACATTAGATATTAATAATGTTTATGAAGAAGAATTTGAAAATTTTAATTATTATATAAGCAATATAAATAATATGATAGCTTATAAAAATCGTTTATATATTGCTTCTTATAAAGAAAATAATTATACAGATATTTTAAAAGAATATAATAGAAATTTAGCTAATAATGTAAATTTAATTCCTGTTTCATCAATACCAAATATTTCATTTGATAGATGGTTTCAAAATTATGTAAATTTTAAAAAATCTTTTTTTGCAGATAAATATTATATTTTGAGATCTATTTTAGGAAATAATTTTGATATAAATGCTGTAAAAAGATATATTTTAATACAAGGATATAATGCTGAAGGATATATAAATAATAAATCAGTAATAAATTTAAGTGGCACAAGTATACTTTATGATATAATTGATAATAAAGGATGGCTTAATGGTAGAAGTGTTGGAAATGAAATAAGTTTATTTTTACAAAATGGATTAAAAATATATTTATTAGGTGTTATATATCATGATGGAATAATAGAATCTTATGATTTTACAAATTATATAGATGATGTTTCAGAAGGATTAAATCAAGTACCAGAAACTATAATAGCAAGTTATAATAGAAGAGCTGGTTTAAGACGAGCTTTACAATTAAATTCAGAACTTGTAGATGACGGAAATAATAAATTAGCAATATATGCATTTCAATTAATAATAGGATATAATAGTAATGGTTCAGTTTTAACTGACAATATTTATGGAGTATCAACACATCTTGGATTATCTAATAATTATGGAAAAGGAATAAGAATACTTACAAGTGATGATAAAGTTAATTGGAATGATTTAAATGTTAGTAATTTTACTGCATTTTCAAGCAATTCTTATTATGAAGATATGCAAATAAATAAAAATATTTTTGATGTTGAAGATTATTATCCTATTTTTATAACACGAGAAAATAATTCAAAAAATATATCTTTAAGACCATTACAAATTTATAATTTTTATATACATTTAGTAGATAATTTTGGAAATATTACAACTGGAATAAGATTAAAAAATAATACTTTATTAAAAAATGGAGATAATAATGCAGATAATGATAATTATACTTTAGTATATTTACCAGGAATATTAAATTATTCTGCAATGGGCGAAGGAAATGATTATTCTATATATAAAGGATTTTATGTAATAAAAGAAAATATAAAACTTGATGAAAATGCAATATTTTATAGAGTAAACAATGTATATAAAGTTAATAATAATTTATGGAAATTTAATTTAGATGGAACTCAAATAAATAATACATTAATGATTGAAGATTTTAATTCTAGTTGTTTATCTATAGGATTGTTAGAAATATCTAATGGAAATGTTGTTACAAATGGTAATATTGGATTTGGAAGATATATAAATGTTTTAGGAGAATCATTTTTTGTAGCTCCTATAGAAAAAATAAATAATATTGTATTAATGAATATAATTGATAATAACAATTATATAAATAAAGAAATATTTAAAAATTATTATATAAGTTGTTCTAAGCCGTGTGAAAATGTTTTATATCAATGTAGAGGGTTTATATATAAATATTATTCTAACGATTGGAGAAATTTTGGAATTATTTATGATAACATGTTTAATATAAAAGCAAAACCTGTATTTAATTATTTATATGAAATTTATTCAACAAACGATAATTATAATATATTTGATGCAATTAGAAATAAAGTAAATGGAGCTTTATTAAAAATAAATAATTCTAGATTATGTTTGGCTGGAGAACCATCTACACATAGACCAGATAGAGGAACTGTAATTCAAGTTAATGATTATGATATATCTTTAGATGATAGATATAGGGATTTATTTTCTAATCTTACAATATTAAATGAATTAGATATTATATTATTATTGAATTATTCAGATAATTATTATTTAAATATTAATGACACTTATGAAGAATTACATATATGTGGAGAAATAAATACATTTAAAGACAATTTTCCTATTGGAGGTGATAGTGTAATGTATACAAAAACTTCAAATATATATGATGAAAGAGGGTTTAAATGGAATCTTGAAATAAATAATCCTAGAACTACAATTGACGAAAATAGAAAAGCTGAATTATTAAGTAAGATACTTTATACTATAGACAATACTGGTGAATCTAGTCTATATATAAAAAGTGTTGGAAATATAGGAAAAGATTGTTCTTATGTATTACCTATAAATTCATTAAATTTGTTTGATATAAGTTTAGAATCTTATCATAAATCTATATTATTTCCATTTTATAAATTTGATGATAGAAACATTGAAAATAAAGCAAACACTATTTTATTTACAAATGTATATGGAGATGAATCAAAAATAAATACTTGGAATAAAATAGAAGTAGAATCATATAAATTAATATCTGAAAATAAAGGAAAAATAGTAAAATTATTTGTGTTAGGAGAGTCAATGTTTATACATTGTGAACAATCTATTTATTTATTACAATTTAAAGATTATCTTGCTACAACAGAAGAAAGTTTACAAATTACTCAATCTTCTATTAAAGATATTTCATATAAAGAATTATTGCCTACAGATAAAGGTTATGCAGGTCTACAAGATAAAGATGCTGCTATTATAGGATCATTTGGATATATATTTTATGAAAATGATATAAATCGTATTTTAAGATTAGATAATAATCAATTAATTCATATAGATTATCCTATTTTAGAATGGTTACAAAAATATAAACCTTATAAAGTAAGATTTGCAAATGATGTAGAACGAAATAATTTATTAATTCAATTTAATTATATTGTAAATAACGAAGAAAAATTATTAATACTATTATATGATTATGCAATAAATACATTTATTAGTACATTAAACTCAAATATATTTTGGTTTACAGAAGCATATAATACTAAAAATAAATTATATTTGTTACAAAATAATAAATTTATAAATAATGGACTTACTTATGAAACTTCTGCTATAAAATGTTTTAATAATTATAAATTTGAAAAAAATATATTTAAAATATTAAATCAAAATAGTGAATATATTGAATTAACTAATAAATTAGGATTTGTATATAATTATAATTATAATGGAATTAAATTTTTAGAAAATATAATGTTTAAATTATTTAAATATACTAAATCAGAAGATCCTAACACACAAAATAGTATTGATTTTACAAATGATCCAATTGAAAATATAAGAATACCTTTCTGTGGAGATTATGTAAGAATTTATAATGAAAATATTGATACTGGTTGGATTGATATTAAAAATGCACAAAATCAAAATTTTAACGATAGAAATAATTATGACCTACCTTATTATTATTTAGGTGATTGGATAATGAATATGTTTAGAAATATAAGAAATAAGATAAATGATATAAATTATTCTAAAATATCTGGAAAAGATTATACAAAAGCAGACGATAGAGCAAGATTATATGGAAATTATTTTATTATAGAATTTGGTTTTAATGTAAATAATTTTAATGATGAATCTGATAAATTTGAAATTCAATCATTAGTTGTAAATACAACTCAACAAACAAATAATATGTAAATATGAAAAAAATTAAAAAAATTAATCAACAAAACAATGTTGATGGTATTTTATTTAAATGTGGTGGTAGTACAAAAAAAGTTCGTAAAAAAGCCTTTTGGGGAGCACTTATAGGTGCTGGAGTAAGTGCCATTGGAAATATTATTAATTCTGTAATAAATTCAAATAAACAACAAGATATTGCTATGCAAAATTATAAACAGCAAAAAGAATTAATGGATAAATTAGATGCACAAAATAAACAAAATGCTGAAAATGAATATTATAATAAAATAAATTCTAATATTAATGTATATGATGATTTTAAAAAATCTTTATTAGCAGCTAAAATGGGAGGTAAATTTAAAAAATGTAGAAAAAAAGCAGAATGGGGAGCAAGTGATACTGGAAATTTAATATCTTCTATTTTAGGAGTTGGAAGTAATATAACTAGTAATATAATAGATGCAAATGCTCAATTAAAAAATAACGAACTCGCACTTGCAGCTGCTGGTAGAATTGGTAAACAATATAATTATGTAACTCCTAATTTTAATAATATTAGAGAAACAATTAATGAAAGAAATTCTATATATAATGGACAGCAAAATGAATTAATAAAACGCCGTCGAGGACAATTAAATTCTTTATATTTAAGCTAAAATTAGCTTTATATTAAAATTAAAACATTAACTAAATCAAACAATAAGCGACAACAAAGATTGTCTTAAAACGAATAAAACGAAGTCAAATTATATAATCTTATACAACATGAAAAGTTTAACAATAAAAGATTATTATAATGATTTTATAAGTCGAACACAATCTTATAAAAATATTTCATTTGAAGAATATAAAAGACTTATTTGTAGGCATTATATTGAGGTAATGAATGAAGTTGTAAAAGGTAATGGAGTAAGATTTACAAATGGTCTTGGAATATTATTAATAGAATATGAAGATATGAGTCTTGTTAAAAAACATAATGTAATAGACTGGCCTGCTACTCAAAGAAAGAAAAAAGAATTACTTGCAAAAGGTATTAAAATTTATGATAAACAAGAAGCTGAAGATTATGCTAAAGCAGGAATAGCTTATGACGGAGTAGAATGTATAGTATATAAAGATACTGATTATAAAATAAGAGCTATGGTAATTAAATCGGATATAATTGGTAGCCATGATGTGTGTATTGTTCCAACAAATACTTTACCTCCTGAAACAAAAGGCTTAACACATAAAGAAATAGCAGAACAATTTTCCGATGAAGTTTTAGGTGCCTTAAAATATAATTTCAGAGCGAGAGCAGAAATTAATATTTTAAGAAATAAATTAAATTATCTTAAATATAAACATAAAATGATATGAAAACAATTAAAAAAGTTAATCAACAAAATAGTATTGATCGTATTTTATTTAAAAATGGTGGTGATACAGTACCATCAGCAGTTGGAACTAATCGTAGTTATGGACAAGTAATTAAAGAAAATGTAGAAGGATATTTAGATAAATTAACAGGTAATCCTTTTGCCGAAATGTTATTTCCTTTTAAAGATGTTAGTCAAGGACATACTGAAGCTATGATACCTTATATTGTTCCTGGATATGGAACTGTTAAACAAGGTGTTAAAACTGTTAAAAATATATTTAAAGAAAATAAATATCATAAATTACATAATGTTAAAAAAATATTAAAAAACAATGAAGTTTATGAACTTGAACCTCCAACATTTAATAGAGACAAAAATAGAAAAACATTTGCAATATATAAAGATTGTTGGCGTCAAAAAAACTTAGAAAAAAGATTAGGAGAATTATCAAATGATGATGATGTATATAAATATTTAAAAAATAATAAAAATGTATTAACATGGCCATTTTAAATATGAATATTTTATTTAACTTAAATATAATATTAAAATAAATTAAATTTAATATAATATTATGATTAACAATATTACTACAAAAAAAGGTTTAGCATTACCTATTGGAAATGATTATTATTTAATGATAGGTAAAAATCCGAATAAAACTGATGATATAGATACAGATGTAAAACTAAAAAATGGTATTGCTAAATTATCTGTTGATAATGGAGAAATAGTTAAAAAAGATAAAAACAATAATGAAGTAAGAGTGTTTAGTGCACAAAAATTTTTAGGTGGTGAAAGTCCTGCAAATTTAGTTTTAAAAGGTGCTAATCCAAATTTAATATTTGCAGCACAAGAACAATATAAGCAGATTAATGGAATTAATGATGATGGCAGTAAGAAAAAAGCTAAATTTGGAATAAAAGAATTTGTTAAAAAATTATTTGGCGGAAATAGTAATAAATCCCCTTTAGAGGGAGAAAACAATTATTTAGAAGATGTTGCTAGTAGACAAGCTTATGCTGAAAGTAAATATGACACTACTTCAACAAATAGTAAAAATGCAAGAGGATTATTTCAAATTAGACCTATTGGCGTAGATGAATATAATAGACAAACTGGCGATTCTATTTCTTATGAAAGTGTTTTAAATACTGATACAGCAATAATGGTTAGAAATAAATTAATGGATGGATATATGAATAGACCTTGGATAAATAATCCTAATAATGAAAATGATACTGTTACTACAATTAAAGCTCTTATGGCTTATAATATGGGTGATTCTAATGCTTTACAAATATTAAATAAATTAAAATCAAACGGAGTTAATATTTATAATGCAGAATCTTTATTAAAAAATATACCTATAAATGAAACAAAAAATTATAGCAGTTTTATAGCAACTGGAGAAAATCAAAAAGATAAATTATATTTAAACAATATGTTATATAATACATTTAAAAATAAAAATAAAGATTTAGACGAAAAAATTAGAAATAGTCAAAGAACAAAAAAACAATATGGTGGTATGACAAACAAAGAAAAAAATGCAAGTCTTTTAGGATATGTTCCCTCTACAGGGAAACAATATCAATCAAATAATAGAAAAAGAGCACTTTGGGGTACAGACGGAAAATGGTATGAAAGAAAAGAAGATATGCCTATAGGAGTTACTCCAATTATTGCTACAGATTTTAAATATAATATTAATCCTGAAACTGGATTACTTGAACCAAAAAGTTATAAAATAGGTGATAAAACTGTAGATAAAGTTAAATCTCCTTATAGAGTTATTGAAAATCCAAAACCTGAAGATAAACTAACAGAAAATAATATTCCTGCTAAAAAGAAATCTATAAGAGAAAAATTAACTGATAAATATGGTCCTCAAGGTGCAGGATATTTTTTAGGTAATGTTATTTTACATGGAGCATCTGCATTGACTGGATTGGCTGGAGCTTCTGCAAATGTTCTATCTAATGCGCATTATTTAAATAAAATGAAATCTATTGTAGATAGTATTAAATCTTATGATATACCTTTAATTAGTTTAAAAACAAGATTTAATATAAATCCTCAATTATCTGAAAATAGAAGAAACTTAGGTTTAACATTAAGAGATATAGATGCAAATACAGCTAGTTCTCAAGTAGCTTTAGCAAGAAAACATGGCGCACGATATAATACTGCTTTACAAAATATGAAATTATATGGACAAAAAGAAAATATTGAAACAAATTTAATTAATCAAAATTTATTGCAACAAGGTCAAACTATTGCTAAAAATATTCAAAATGCACAAAATGTTGAACATCAGAAAGCAATGTTAAATATGCAATTACTTGATAAACGTAGTGAAAATGAAACTAAAATGTTAGAAACTTATGCAGGTATTGTAAATCAATTTGCTAATGCTGGAGGAAATACTATATATAATTGGTTAAGATATAAAGCTGCTTTAGCTGGAAATCCAAATTCTGTTGAAGCTATGTCACATGTTTAATAAATTTATACAATTATGACTTTTGGAAATTATATATATCAAGATGGTACAGCTGAATCAAGAAAAGCTGCTATTGACCAATTAATATCAACTTCTGATAAATTAGAAGCTGGTCATTTAAAAGCAGTAGAAGCAGCTAGTCAATTACAAACTGCTATTGGACAACTTGATTTTAATGAAAAAGAGGATGGAACTAAACAAGAATTATTAGATGAATTACAACAAACAATTGACGATAGTATTAAATATGGAAATATGTATTACGCTTTAGATGATATTATTGCTAAAAGTGGTAAAATAATGAGCGATCCTAGAGTATTAGGAAGATTAAGAGCGCAACAAGATTATAAAGCATTTAAAGATGAAATATTAAAACGTACTGATATTCCTGAATATATGAAAGACATGTATATTGATAAAAATCCTTATTATTATGAAGATAAATATTCACAAGATGGAAGTAAAATTATAGGAGGTAGTAAATGGGAGCCGATAGATAGACCAGTAAGTTATATAGATGATACTAAAATGTTTGAAGAAGTAATTAAATTTACTAGACCTGATGTAACTTCTGGTGAGACTCTTAAATTTTATGATATAAATGGAAAAGAAGTTGGAGCAAATAGTGAAGATATTGTTAGTGCTGCTATAATAGATAAATATGGAAATATGAAAGAAGAAGTAACAGGTGATAAATTATTTAAAAGTGTTATAGGTTTATATGAACATAATCAAGCTTATCAAGCTCATATTAATCAAAAAATTAAATATGCTAAATGGGCTAAAGAACATGGAGATAATACAGATTATGGATTATATACTGCTAGTGGGGTTGAAAGAAGTCCTTTAGAGTTTATTCAATATACATTTGTGAATAGTATTGAGGGTAGTAAATATAGAAAACTTGTTACTTCTAGAGATGTTAATTTATTTAATCCTTATTTATTTAAAGGTGGAGGAAAAAATAATATAAATGAAACTCCTGGATATGGTGATTTAGGTGGAGAATCTGCTGGAACTACAAATAGAACTAGTGATACAACAGAAAGCGTAAATGGTGCTTCTAGTGACGATATGGCAGGAGAAGATGGTATAACTTTTTAATTATTGATAATTATGCCTGAACAAAATTTTGATGTTAATTCTCAATTGGAATATGGTTTTCAATTGATAGATTATAATGATAGGCGAAATAAAGTAAAGTCTGCTTTTGAAAATGGAAAAATAAATGAAGATAGATATAATGAATATTTAATGAAATTTAATGATGAAGAAAGAATACAACAAACAAAAATAGATAATTATAAGAATGCTATAGAGGGATATTCTGATAAAGATAAAGCAAAATATAATTTTTATAATTTGTTAATTAGTGGAAAGTGGGACGAAGCTTCAAACTTTTATAAACCTAATGAAAGTGGTTTTTTCAGAAGTAGTGCCCCTAATATTAATCCAGTTGGACAAGCAGATAATACTTATTATCCTGATGGATTTGGAGAAATAATTAAAAATTATAATGAATTGTTTACTAAAAATGGACAAATTCAAGATAGTAAAACTATTAATTTTAATGAATGGTATTTCGACGCTTTAGAAAAATATACAAATAATAATAAAATAGATTTAACTAAATATGGTATATATGTAGATAAAAGTAATAGAACTGTTACAATTCCTCATGATGAAAACGCTTTTATGGTTTTAGCTAAAAGTATAAATTCTATTACAAAAGAATATCCTGTTAAAACAATTTTTCATAATGTTGGCGATGGAGGATATTTAAATAAAGCTGGATATGCTTTAATTGAATTTGATTATAGATATAACAAACTTAATTCTAAATATCAAAATCCCGTTGTAGATAATGTTCCTGTTCATTCATCGTTAGATTATATAGATACATTTGCTTTTGTAGATAATGGACAAATAAAAACAGGTAATGGATTAGGAAGTTTTCAAGAAATGCAAGCTTATATGGATAGAGTAAATTTTGGTATTAAAGCTGGTGAAACTAAATTTAATAAACAAGAAATACAAAAAACGTTTTATAATCAACTAGTTGGTACTAATGCTGCTAATTTTCCTGTATGGACTATTAACGGAAATGAATTTAAAAGAGAAACATTTGAAGGTGGTGAATTCGAACCTAACACAAATGATGTCACTAGAGATCAAATAATTCAAGATATAGCATATGCTATGGAAAATCAATCGGATGCAGTATCTATTAAACCTGCCACAGATGGAGAAAATTATGGTCATATAATTTATATTCCTGCTAGAGAAAATAAAGACGGTAGTAAACAAGTACATCCTGGATATAAAGTTTTTGTTAATAATTTTTTTGAAAAAGAAGCTATTGCCGCATATAAAAATGATTTAGGTGTTATTGCAAGAGATGAAATAAAAACTATGGAAGGCTATCATATGCCTAAGTTTAAAAAAAGTGTAAGATTACAAGGTAGTAATTCTCAAGGAACATATCAAGTAGGTTCAGATTTTAATGGTAATTATGTATATTTATATAATAATTCCAATGGCACACAATTTAATTTAAATCAAATATTTGGAAGTCCGCAAGCAGCAAAAGCCGCACTTTGGCAAGTAATAACTGCTCAAAATAAATTAAATACTTATACTAATTTGGGTGTTATAACAGAAGATTGGTTTGATTCTTTAATGACTGAATATAACAATGCTTCTGGAGCTACAACTCAAGAAATATTATCTATTTTAGGAGAACAATCTGTGGATGAAACTAGACGCAATATTAGAACAGCCTATAAAAATAAATTTCAACAATAATGACTGAATATCAATATATTAATGGTGTTAGAGTTCCAATTCAGAATGAACAAAAATCTGAATTGGAACTTCTAAACACTGATAAAAATTCTATAGATAAAATAGGATTTGTTACAAATCATAAAACAAATGCTGTACAAAATTCTATAATGGCAGGATTTGTTAATGGAATTAATACTGGATATTCTATTTCTGATAAAGATGCTAAACTTGCTAAAGAATATGGTATAAGTGTTGGAATGTATGATAATAGATACAGTTTAGAAAGAAAAATAGCACAAACTCAAAGTGGATGGGAACAATTTGGTAGAAGTATAAGTCAAATTGCAGTTAATGAAGTACTGTTAGGAACTCTTTTAGGTTTTAGTGATTTATATGATTGGTTTGCAAATTTAGGTAAAGCCTATGGAGAAGATGATTGGAATAATGATTTTGGCAGAGTTTTAACAGCTGCACAAGACAAGCTTAAAGAAGATTTAGCTATATATAGAGAAAATCCAGATAAATCTTTTGATGTTAAAGATGCAGGTTGGTGGTGGGATAATTTTGTTACTGTAGGTTCAACTGCATCTCTTTTAATACCATCCCTTACTATTACAAAAGGATTAAGTTTAGCTGGAAAAGGATTAAAATTAGCTACTAATGGAACTAAAATAGATAGATTATTTCATAAAAGTGGAAGATTTCTTGGAAAAGCTGCACAAAGAATGGGTGTAGAAAATCCTTATACTATTGCTAATAATTTATCTAGATTTACAAAATCTGCTGTTCCTACTGTTATTTCTCGTCAAATGGAAGATATGCTTGAAGGTCGCGAAACATATAAACAAACATATGAACAAGCCATGCAGCAATTTTCTACAATGACAGATAAAGAAAGAGCAGAATTTTATGAAAGAAATAAAGAAATTGTTTATGATGAAAACGGAAGTTTAAAAAGCGATGAAGATATTGCAAAATATATTGCAGATAAAGCTGCTACTTATACGTTTGTTAATGATTTTAAATATATTGGATTTGATTTTCTTCAATTTAATAGTATTTTACGATTTGGAAAAAGACCTTTAACTAGAAGTATATCAGAAGCTCAAAATAGAATTTTAGATAATTTTGCACATGCTACAGAACGTGCTGCAGAAAATGTTATAGAAAAAAGTGGAAGAAAAGGTATATTAAAAGATGCTTTAAAATTTTATACAAAAAATCCTCGTATCGCTTTAAAACAAATTGCTACTCATTCTGAATTTACAGAAGGTCTTGAAGAAATAGGACAAGGTATTACTCAAGATAATGCATTGGCTGAATATGAGAAATTTTTTAATCCAAATTATACAAATAGAACATTAGAATCTCAATTAGCAGATCTTAAATTATGGGAGCAAGGATTTTGGGGAATGCTTGGAGGTATAGTTTTTCAAGGTGCCGGAAGAGGAATTGAAAAAGGAGGAAAATATATTTATAAAAAATATAAAGGAGACAAATTGTCTAAAGAAGATTTAGCAAAATTAGAATCTGATGAAGAATCATTTATACAAAATCATATAAATAGTTGTGGTACAAATTTAGAAACATTTAAAAATAAATTTGAACTTTGGAGACAAGGATATAATCCTCAAGATAAAAAATATGATATTGAAACTAAAAAAGAAATAAAAAATGATTATACAACAACAGATGGATTGAGAAAAATGGATGAAAATGAAAAAGGGATGGTACTTGAAGATATTATAAATGAATTAATGATTAATTTAGCAGCATCTGAAATAGAAATTGGAAATGGAGATTTAGTAGAAAGTTTTATTACAGATGAAAGATTTTCCAAATATATAAAAAATTTAAATAATGATGATACTTATACAACAAATTTATATGATAAAATACTAAATAAGTATAAAGAAACTAAAGAATTATATTATGACAATATAAACAGAGTATTTGGTTCTATAGACATAGATAGTGAATATTTTGGAAAAGCACTTGCATTACAACTTACAAGAAACTCATTATATTTGAGAAATGTAAATGATGAAATAAATAGAATCGATAGTGAAATCGATAAATTAAGAACTAACGATAATAATAATTTAATAGATATATATCATGATGGAAATATTTTATTAGAAACTGAAAAAGAATTAGATAAAATATTAGAAGCATTAAATGATTTAAAAAATAAAAAAGAAAATAAAGAAATTAATGATACATTTTATAATGCAAGAATTAAAGAGTTAGAAAAAATTGTTGATGGATTATTATTACAAAGAAAAAATCCAAAATTTATAAAAGATAAAGAAAATCCTTTTATATTTTCTACATTAAAATTTAATGAAAAAGAATTTTCAAATGATGATGAAGGAAATCCTATAGAAAAAAATATTGAAATTAATTTTATTAATGATTATAATAATTTTGTAAAAAATAGAAACAATAATAAAAATAGAGATATAATAAAAGATATTGAAAATAAAATTGTTAAATTTAAAGAAGCTTCTGATATAGAAACTAAAGCTATAGAAAAATTACAAAAAGATACTGGAACTCCAATAGATGCGATTAAAGAATTAATAGAAGATAAAGTTCAACAAGAATTACAAAGAAGTATAAAAGAATCTGAAGAAATTGATAGTCAAGAAGAATTACAAGAAGCATATGATGATTTTTTTGCTACTGCTCAAGATTTTGCAAATAATAGATTAACTAATGCTAGAAATAATATTATAAAATGGATTACCGATCAAGAAACTCCTTCTGAGGCTTTTGAAAGTTTAATGAATAAAACTGCTCCTAAAAATATACAAGAACAATTTGATTTATTTAAAGTAGGAAGCGAATTTTATTCATATCATACAACTTTATTTCAATTAGCTGCTCAAGTCCAACAAAAAAAGAACGATACTGCTGTTGATACTATTGAATCTCAAAATAATAATGAACAAGAAGAAAAAGTTAATGAAGCTGAAAATAAAAAAGAAAATAATGAAAAATCTGACAATAATAATAATAATAATAATAATAATAATAATAATCCATCTACAGGGGAAGTAAACGAAGAAAATAATCTTCCAGGTGAAGTTGAACAATCTTTTAAAGAAGAAGAAGAACGAGCTCAAAAAGGACAAATTGTTCAAGATAATATTAGTAAAAGAGATATTATACGTATATCTATAGATAATAAATTATTAGAAACGTTTTCTAAATTATCTAATGAAGAAAAAGCAGAATTAAGAGAAAACGGTGTTAATTCTAAAACATATAATGAAAAAATTATACCTGAATTACAAGCTTATGCAAATGAATTAAGACAAAATGAAATAATTCCAGATTCTGAATTAGAAAATATAATAAATACTAGTTTAGCTATGTATATTAATTCTATATTAGAATATATACAAAATGTAGAGGTTAAATCTAAATATGCTAAATTTGTTTCAGATTTATTAAAACTTAATGTAAGAAGTGCAAAAACTAATTTAATTTCTGAAGAAGATGAAGAAAAAATAATAAATGCTTCTTCAGAAGAATTAATAAAAAAATATATTGAAACAATTAATGGACAAAATATTGATGGAAAACCATTTATAAATGTTGATTCATTATTTGAGCATTTATTAGATGTTTATGGAAGAGATGTTAGATATTTAATAAACCCTATTTTATTACATTTACAACAAAATATTAATAAATATTCTATAAATGATATAAATTTAATAAAAAGATATATAAAGCATCCTAAAGAATTAATTCAACGATTAGCAAGTATTAAAGTAAAAAAAGATATATTAGGTCAAAGAGATACACAATATGGTAATACTGCTTGGTTTCATGCTCAAATACCAACATTGGCTCAAGAAGGACAAAGATTACTTAGTGGTAAAAAAGTAGAAATACCTAAATGGGATAATACTATAGAAGTATGGTTTACTAGATATGGAACTAAAACTATAAATAATGCGAATGAAAGAAGAGCAAAAGCTATACAATCATATAATAATTATATTACAGCAGTAAATTATTATATGACTCATTCTGATTGTAAAATTTATGCTTATGATACTGCAGGTAGTATAAGTTATAGAATTGTTCCTAATGTTGAAGGAGTTTCTATGGAAGATATTGGAAAAGATGATTATAAGCATTTAGAAGTTGGTTTTGTTGCAAAAGTTGATGCTATAAAAGAAAATGGAAAACAAGAAAATAATAGATACAAAAGAAGTCATACTGCAACTAGTACAGGTTTATTTTTTGATTTAACAAAAACTTCTGATGGTATTATATCAAATTTTGATAAACATCTCTTACCTATTATAAAACGAGAAGGAGAAAATGCTACAAAAATATATGAATTATTAACAGATTTTGATAAAACTACATATACAGAAGAAGAATTAAAATTATTAGAAAATTATTTTAAAGATGCCGATATTGTTTATAAAAATAAATCTACTGAATTTAATAATGAAAAAGCTAATGAACTTATTAAACAATATTTATATCCTATATTAATTGATGCTCCAATTAGATTAAATCAAGATTTTATTGAATCATATACTAAATTAAGAGAAAAAATGTATGATAATTATTCTAAAACTTATGAATTACAATCTAGATTTAAAGAAAAAAAATATACAGAAATGAAAATGGATGTAGAAGAAACTATAACTATAAAACGTGATGAAAAAGAAAGGGATATAACTGTTTCAGAATTTAGTAGAGAAAATGGTAATAAATTAGCTTATGTTGATGAAAATGGTAAAATAAGATTAGAAAATGAAGAAGGAGAATTTGATAATCCTGCAGCATTTAACGCTAATTCTTTAGGTATTGTATTACATAATTCAAATGGAAAACCTATTATAGCTTGGGTTCAAACTAGAAATTATTTATCTGATAATAATAAATTATATAATTCAGTAGCAAATACTATTAAAACTGCTATTAAAACTTATTTTGAAGGAGGAAGAACTAAAGAAAAAGCTAGTGAATTTTATAATTATATTAAAAGCTTAATACAAAATAATGAATCTCCGTTTTATATAGAAGAACAAAATACTTCTAATAATGCTTTTAAAATATTTAGTAATAAAATTTATGGTATTGAAGATGAAATATTATTATATAGTAAAGAAAATGAAAATGACTCAAAAACATTATTAGATAAAATTGTAAACGAATTATGTAATAAACTTGTATTTAATACTTCTATTCCTTTATTAAATAAAACAATACAAAATAATAATAAATTTGTAGAATTTAAAGATGGAAAAATGATATTACACCTTGATAAAGATTATACTTATACAGATTATTTTGATTTTGTTACTAAAGAAAAAGCTTTTAAAATAGATGAATCATTAGAAAATCCTTTTGATAATTTAGAAGAATTTTCAACAAGAAATGTATTTTTTAAAGCAATTGAAGAAACTAGCTCCCCTGTAAGTGGAGAAGATATTGTACCATCTTATGATAAATTAGTAAAAATTATAACTTCTGCTACAAAAAAGAAATCATTTGACATTGAAAAAGCTTTAAAAGCTATTGGAATATCAAAACCAAATATAAACATATTACTTGGTAAAACTAGTGGAATAACATTTATAGATAATAAGGCGTATTATGATGGAAATGATGAGAAAGGAAATAAAGCATATTATAATACTGAAAATAAAAAATTATATTTTACACAAAATTTTATAAGTCAAGTTAATGATAGAAATTTTGTTAGACTTTTAATTCACGAAAATTTACATAAAAAATTTGATGAACTTTCAGAAAATGATAGAAAGATTGTATTATCAAATTTAAAGAAAATTTATAAAGCCACTTTACAAGAACTTTATAATGATTTAGATTCAAAAGATATAACTAAAGAACATAGAAGTTTTATTATAGATCTTTCAGAAATTTTTATTTTACCGAATGAAGAATATAAAAAGAGTTTAAAAATAGGTAATAAAGAAGACACTGAAGAAGAAAAACGTAAAAAATATGAACAATATGTAAGTTATATAAAACAACGTTTGTTAAGTATGATAGATAGTATAAATGATAATAGTATAGATGATGATAAAGTAGAAGAATTTCTTATGGAGTCTATGTCTCAAAAAGCTATTATTAAATATTTGGATAGTAAAGAATATAAAGAAGAACAATTTGTTATAAAAGATGAAACTGAAGAAAATAGAACATTATGGCAAAAAATTGTAGATTTAATTATAAAATTCTTTACTAATATTTATGATAATTTTAAAATAAGTGATGTAAAAAATAATAATAACGCTAGTATATTTGCAAATGAATATAGGTTATTGTCTAATATAGGTAGAGAAGAAAAAGTTGAAACTCCTATAGTAGTAGAAAATAATCAAAATTCTAATGAAGAAGGAAATTTATCTAATGAACAAAACAAAGGTAATGGACAAGAATCTAATAATCAAAACGATAACGATATTTCTGTTGATGATATGAATGAGTTGGATTATAATATAATGGACGATAGCGATGATCAAGTTGATATTGGAATTATACAAGACGATGATATAAAAAGTGCAAAAACTGATTATATTGAAGATGAACTTTATGTAAGAAGTATTGTTGCAGAAAATAGTGATAATGTTGATATTAGTCGGACTATTCAAGCAAAAGACATGACGGCTTTTGCACAGATGTTCGGAATATCAAAACAAGCTGAAATTAGCTCTATGATTAAAAATGGCGCATTTGAATTTGCTTGTAAATGATTTATATTGTTTTATAGGTTAGTGCGTTTATAACGCAAATATATGCTTTATTTCGCACTATCCTATAAATAATAAATAATTTAATAATAAATGAGCATATTCCTAAAAGTTATGCTCTAAAAATTAAAATTATGAATTGTCTTATTTTTCATTTAAATACATCGGAAATAATAACTCCGAGTATAAAAAGAGTCATAGAAAGTGACCAAGTTGCAGGAAACAATAAACTTAAAGCAATAACTATTGCTTATGGTTTAGAACATCATTTGGATGAAGTAGTTAAAATTGCAAATCAATATTTAGAAAGTATAAATAGCGATTTACGATTAAATTATTCTGAAGATAATAAACTTAAAACTATCGAAGAATTAAAAAATTATAATTTTAATCAATTAAGTGCAATTTTTAACAGATACTATAGAGTAACTAACGAAAATGTTAAAGATTATGCTGCTATAAGAGAAGGATATGAGCTTAGAGGATTTGAAAATCAAATTGCATTAGAATATGGAAAAAATTATACTGCAAATAGAATAAGAATTAATTATTTAAAACATCAAAATGAATCTATTGAAAAAATATTTGATATTACTAAAAATGAAATAAAAGATGAATATTATGGATATGTGCTTCCATCATTTATTAAAATTAAAGAATCAGAAATAGAAAATAACTCTGATAAATTAACAGATGAAGAAAAAATTTTAAGTTCTAAATTAATAGAATTAAAAAAATTAAATAATGAATTGATACAATTGCAAAATGATTTTAAAAATGCTGCTGCTGAAAATAAAAAAGAAATAAATGATTTATTAAAAGCTAAAGCTGTTGAACGAAATGCATTTTTATTAAATTTTATAGAAATATTTGGAACTACTGAAGTTAAAAATTATACTGCATTATATAATCAAGTTATGTATAATTATGCTATTTGGTTTACTGAAGTAAAATCTTTAGCTACAGTTAATAAAGTTAGTCAACAATTTTCAAAATTAGACGTTGATGATATTTATGAAGTCACAGATTTCGACGACGCTATAGATTTTGAAAATGCAGAACAAGATAGAAATGAAGATAATGGTTGGGATAAAGGTAAAGTAGCCAATAGTTATAAAAAATTAATTGATAGTAATTTTCAAATATATTTAGGAACTGTATTATATAAATTAGATTCTCCTTATACAACTGGAGAAAATGAAATTCCTAACTATTCTAGAAATAATCCTTTAGGAGTAAAAGAAAATTATGATGGAGAAAATCTTTATATTCAATTGATTAAAAATGTCAAAACTATAGATAGTTTTAATTCTATAGAGTCTCTTATAGAAAAACTTACTAAAATGGCTACTGAAATTCCTGAATTTTATGGAATTATGCCAATGATTGTAGAAATGAAAAATAATCCTGTTTTTGCTAGAAATATATATAGAAATTTAGCTCATTACAAAGTTAAAAAAGCTACTGTAAAAATAAATCCAGAAACAAATCAATTTGAATTTTCTAGAAGTAATAATGATGCAGACGCAGTCAATAAAGAATATTTAAGATTGCGTAATGATTATACAATTAATTTTTTGAATGTTTCTTCTGAATTACAAGAAAAAATTTCTAAATTAAATATTAGTGAAAATATGTCTAATGAAGAAAAAATTAAACTTATTGGACCTATTATTGATTTTTTTAGAACTATTGCACCAAATTATAATTTTACAGCAATTTCTGATTTTATAGAAAATGCTCCTTATGCCGATGTACTTAATTTATTACACCATGTAAAACAACTTTCTAAAGAAATTGACAGATTATATAAAAAATATAGTAATGGAAGAGATAAATTTAATAAAGAATATAGCGAATATAGAGAAAAAAGAAGAGCCTTTGATAAAGAAATGGAAGATTTAGCTAATAATGTTATAAAAAGTACAAATCTTAAATCTCCCATACGTCCAACTTTTAGTTTAGAAGAAACAATTGATATAGAAAATGAAAAAAGTATTAAAGCTTCTTTAATTACAATAACAAAACTTTTAACAAGTTATAATACTACTACAATTGATTTAAATTCACCTAATGCAAATGGTAATAATTCTTCTAATCTTATAGCAAATAGCCATATTAGTAATCTTTTTGAGGCTATTAAAGAAAGTAGTTTAAAAGGAAGTAGAACTTTAATTAGAAGATATGGTAATTTAAGTCAAATAGAAGAAAATCCATTTTTTTATGGATTAAAAGATAGAAAAGGTAGAATTATAAGACCAGGTTTATTTATAAAAGATAATGAAGGAAATATAGTTGTAAATGAAAATTTTAAAAAGTATTTTGATATATTTCTTTTTGATGGTATTCAAAAAACAGATTATAGCCAATCAGTAACATATCAATCTGCTACAAAAAGTGATTATTTCTTTACACAACTTTTAGCATTTTTTAATGGTATTAATCAACCAGGCACAGAAGAAAAAGGATTAGCATTTTTCTTAGATACTCCATCAGATGCTCAAAAAAATTATATAATGTCTGTTCCTCCTATTAAAACAGATGATATTTTTAGTTATGATGGAAAAGATTCTGTAGCTGTTGCAAAATTTATATCACTTTATAATAATAAAGTTACAAAAATAAATGAATTGGCTAAAACTGATTTTGAATATGAATTAAATAATAAATTAAACAGACTTGGAGAACAACATAATTTTGACAAATCTAAATTTTTTAGAACATTAATTGGTAAAAATAATGATACATATAGAAGTTATGCTTTCTCGATTAAAAATAGTAATGGGGTTTCTACTGTTCCAATAATTTATAAAGAAGGCGATACTACATTTTATTTAGAAATGAAAATAGAATATGTAGATAATAGTAAAAAAATATTTAAATTTAGTGAAATTAATAATTTATATGTATTAAAAAATAAATTTTTAGAAGATACATTAACAGATACATTTGTAAGCATATTTAAAAATAATATTATAGAAAATGAAATTGAAGAGAATTCTATAGAAAGAAAAATAAATAAAAATTCTGAAATATTTCTAGGTTACAAACAATTATTAAAATCTGAATTATATAATTATATACATCAACTAGGAAATGTTATAGAAACTGAAGATAATGATAAAGTTGGTGGAAACAATTGGAAAATAGCTAAATCTAAAAAAGGACTTATTAATTTAGTTCATAGAAAAGGCAATAAAATAATAGAAAATGGAAAATTAGTTGGTAATTTCTTTAGATTTGATAAATTATTTAAAATTGGTAATTTTGATGTAGATAGCATATTAAATAATAAATTATCACTCTACGGGGATGTAAATACTAATTCATTATTTTATACAGATGATAAAGACAATTTATATATAAATGAAGATTCTGATATTATAAAACTTAATATAAATAAAAAAGGACAAAAAGTTATTGTAGATTTTAAATATACTGAAGAAATAGATAATATTTTAGATGATGTTGTATCAGATTGGCTAATGGAATTTCAAAAAGATACTACAGATGCTTTAAATGAATATTCTAATGTATTGGATATAAATCTTAAAAAATTAAATAAAACAAACTTAGATGTTGTTAATTTTGTTTTAGCGACAACTTATATAAGACTTGCCACAGAACCTATAATTACAGGTGATAATAAATTTTATAATAAATGGTCTGAAGACGATGAAGGTAATCGTCAAGATGATATACGTACTTTTTTAAAACGAGCAAAAGAAGTTCAAGCTGGTGGACAAGTTTATTATGGTGGTGATATTTATGAGCAACCTGGAACAGATATACATAATTTAAAATATAACGGAAAAGAAGAATTAATAACTACATCTAATATAAAAGTTAGAACTAAAGATGAAAATGGAAAAGAAAAATGGATAATTAAACAAGTTCCTATATATGCAAGAAACGGTTTTAGAGCAATAACTATTGAAAATACAGTAAAAACAAGTGAGCAAGGAGATATTATTAAAAAACAATTGCAAAAAACTATGGATAAAAAAGTAGCAGATGGTATTGTTTCTAAATCTGTTGCTAATAGATTAGTAAATTATTTAAGTGACGCTTTTACTAATGCTAAAACTAAAGTTAATGATGCTCAATCGTATATAACTTTTGAAGAATGGATAAGACGTAGGTATGCTGATGGCACTTATAATGAATATAAAGATTTAATTGAAACTATTAATAAACTTCGTTCTAAAGAAATAACTCTTGCAGACGTTGATATTAATTCTATAAATAAAAGAATACAAGTACAAAAGAATTTTTATTTTGATATACAAACAGATAAAAAGACAGGAACAATGTATCCTCGTCAAATAAAAAATGCTGAATTTGTACTTATTCCTGAATTATTAGTTGGAACTGATTTAGAGAAATTATATAACGCTATGGTTGAAGCTGGTATAGATCAAGTTAATACAATAGAAACTTCTAAAGCAGCCAATAGAGATATTTTAACATTTTGGGATAATAATCAAAAAGTTGTTAATTATGATGAATTTATTTCTCAAATTAGTTCCCCTTTAGATGGAGATAATAGAAATTATAATTATAATGTAGTAGAAGATTATTATTATAGAAATCTTTGGAAACAGCAAGATGTAGCTGAACATACCAAAGATGAAGTTAATAAAGCAGGTTTACAAATTACAAAGAAAATAATTGATAATGCTACAGAAGATGTAGATAAATTTGTAAACGCATTTATAACTAATTTTTCAACTAATATTAAAGCAAGTTATGATCAAATGCTTTTTAATATGGGTTGGATGATTGATAAAAATACTGGAAGAATTGTTAATCGTAGCAATGGAAAAGAATTACTTGATTTTAGAGAATTCTATATAAGAGCATTACAAGAAGCAGAAAGACTTGGAATGGATAGTAATTTTAAAGAATATTTTGAAATAGATGAAACTGCTGGCTATCCTAAAATGCCTAATTTTATGAATATAAATAGTGAAAAACAAGAAAGTGTTACTCAAGCTTTGTTTAATTCTTCAGTTAGAAAACAAACTCTTCCAGGTTGGCATATGGCACAAGTATCAGGTGTAGGTACAGGTGTTAGAGATACTACTGGAAAAATACGTACATTAAAATATCATAGTGACGAGAAAGGAAATTATGTTCCATATATAGAAGTTCTTATTCCTCGTTGGAGTATGAATATTCCTAAATATAAACGTACGCCTAAAAAAGAAAATGAAAGTAATGATGTATATTATACTAGAATAGAAAAAGAACAACAAAAGTTTGATGAAGAAATTCTTAAAAAATTAAATGATGCTAAATTATTAGAACATATTGGCTATCGTATTCCTACTGAAGGAAAACAATCTGTTGCAATAATGAAAGTTGTTGGTTTTGTCGATGATATTTATGGTAGTACAATATTTGTTCCTAATGAATGGGTTACTCAAACAGGTTCTGACTTTGATGTTGACTCTATTTATGGTATATGTCATAATTTTAGATATAATGAAAAAACTAAAAATTTTGAAAAAATAAATGAAAATAATAAAGATACTCAATTAGATAGAGAAAATAGATATATAGCTTATATAAAACAACTAATTAAAAATGGTAGAATAAAAACATTACAAGATACATTAAACAAAGATAATAAACTTTTAAATGAAGAAAAAAGAAATAATATATCTAATATTTTAAAAGATATTAATAATATACAAGCTAAATTACAAAATACTGATTATTTTAAAAATAATTATAAACAACAAAATGAATTAATTCAATCATTACCTGCTAATATAAAAGAAATGATTAGCAGAAATATGAAAAAAATAAATGATGCTTATGGTGATTTAGAAATAAGAGATAAACATTATATTGAACAATTTAAAATATTTTTAAAAAGTCCTAAAATTAATCCTCAAATTAAAAGTTCTATACAAGAACTAATAGATATAATAAATGATAGAAAAGCTATTACAAATGAATTAAATAATATATCTGATAATTGGAATAGAATAGAATCTGAAAAAGAATCTTATCACGCTGCATTATTATCTGCTATAAACGATTTAGCAAATGAATATAATCTTATAAAATATGACGAATTTATAAAATTACCTATATTAGAACAACAAATTAGAGAAGCAAGAAATAATAATATAATAGATAATTTTTTAGAGATACTTAAAAATGATTCTTCATTTGAAGAAAATATGTCACGTTCTAATTTTGATGATATAACTGCTGTTAATAAAACTATCTCTAAACTTGAAGCAATAAAATCAAAACATAATCAAGCTGTTGCAAATACTTTAACACAAATTCAATTTTTTGAAGATGCTATTATGGGAGCTAGATTAAAAGCACTATCTGTACAACGTGATACATTTTTATCTGTTTCTAATAAAATACATGGAAAATTAAAAACTCCTATTTTAGTAGCTTATGATTTAAATCAGCAAATATATAATAGTGATAAAAAATCTTATGAAGATATATTTGAAGGAGAAACTTTAAAAGATAAAAAAGATAATTTAAAAAGCTTATATAACGAATATAGAGAAAGTAATGATGATGAATATATTGTTGCTCATGATGAACTAGGATGGCATTCACATAATGGTAAAACTACAAATCGCAATATTTTAGGTCGTTTAATGACAGTATATTCTTCTGAAACAACTGCTCATATTCTCGATGCTGTAAAAGAAGGTGCTATTATAAATGAAACTGAAGACACATTTGGAATATTTAAAACATTAATAGACTTAGGAATAGATTATAGCACAGCTATAGGATTTTTGGCTCAACCTGCTATTACTAAATTAGTTAAAAATTTTAATAATAATAAATCTATTTATATAAATGATAATAATAATGCTATAGTTGAAACTATGGTTCAAATATTAAATGAAGCTGGATATAATGAAGTTAGTAATTATTCTGATTTAAAAACAGTTATAAAAAAGGGAAAAGAATTTTTTAAACTTTCTGATGAAAATATAATAAACGTTAAAGATTTATATAATGCATTAAATGGAAATGATACTTTATTACATCAATTTCAAGTTCTTTCTATTTATTCTCAATTAAATGGTATAACAAAAAATATAGAAAATTTAGTTCAATGTTGTAATCCTGATAAATTTGGTGCAAAACAAACTATTCATGATACTAAAGAAGCTTTAATAAATATATATAATTATGGATTTAATGCAAATAATGATGCTATATTTGAAATTACAAATGATAAAGATATTCCATTTTTACAATCTTTGTATCCAGGTTTATTTGAACGTAGTGGATTAAGAGAAAAAGATAGTTCTTATGAATATTTAGCAAGTTTTTTAAAGTATACTACAATTCCATCTGTTGTAATAAATAGTCAATTATTTGACTTAGAAAGTCCTGAATTTAGTTTAGGTTATTATGGATTAGTAGAACTATTTAATGATAATAAAACATTTAGTTTATGTGAATTAATAGAACATAAATTAGGTAGAAGATTAACAAATGATGAATACAAAGAATATAAAAAATATATTGTAAGCAGTGTATTTAATGAAAATAAAACTCTTGTTACACCTTTAATTGTAGATAAATATAATAGATTTATTCCGGATATTGAAAATTTAGATATTTCTGAAAAAAATACAGAAAACGATGCTAATACTGTTACACCTCATGCAAATTATTGGAATAGAGAAAAAATGAGAATTTTTGGATTTGGTGTACAAGGATATAGGGATATTAAAGTAAATAATATAGAAAAACCTACAAAAGAAGAAATTAAAGCTTTTAGTAAATTAACTCCTGCACAAAAAGTAGATTGGATTAAATTACATTTTAGAAATAATGCTGAAATATTTAATTATATTGAAACAAATTATATTTCTCGTGGCAGTTATTCCCTCTACGGGGTAAACATAAATAGCCTGAAAGTTAAATTTGGTAATGATGTTGAAATTTTATATTCTGCTTTTAGAAAAGCTGCATTTAGTAAAAATCCTTTAATTAAATTAGCTGCTGCAGATTTAGTTAAATATGCATTTATTGTTGAAGGAGATAATTTTAAATTTGGTGGAATTTCTAGAATTATAACAAATGATTTTCTTTATACATCTAATAATGATTATGGATTTACAATTAATCCTAATTATAGTTTTGTAGAAGAATTAAGCTCTCAATTGCATGATATAGATATTAGAGAAAAATCTGGAAATACATTTATAGAAAGATTTATTAGACAACATCATACATTTATAAAAGAATTAAATTTAAATACTACTATTTCAAAAGATACAAATTCAAGTGAAAAAAGTATATTTTATAATAGTACAAATTCTGATAGAAGTGTTTTAATAAAAGTAGGCAATAAAAATAGTCCAAATCAATCTTTGATAAAGAAAATTTTAGGTTCTGATCAAACTAAAGGATTTGTAAAAATAAAATCAAAGAATGATAAAATTGAATTATATAAAGTAGAAAGAATAGAAATAGAAAATGCTTTATATGGAATATATTTATATCCTATTGGAATATTAGAAGAAAATGAATATAATGATTATTCTGTAAAAGAAGAGAATAATCCTTTATATAAACACGAGTATTATGAAACTCAATTTAAAGATATTATAAAAGTATTACCTACTGTAGATTTAGATAAATATAAATATGAAAATAGAGCGACAGCTGAAGATAAAGTAGAAAATTATAAAATTCCTGTTTATGCTGCTGAAAAAATGGAAAATGATGAATTTCAACAAATATTAAATGGAGAAAAAGGAGATGAAAGTTCTAAAAAAGGAATAGAAATGTTTATTGAACAAATAACTGATTTTATTAAAACCCCTGTAGAAGGAGATGATATAAAGAAATATACTGTTGCTGCAACTTTAAATCCTTATTTAATGAATTTATTTAAAGAAAATACTTCTATAATTCAAGATATACTTGTTGATGGAGAACTTCATACAATAATAATAAAACCTTATAAACGTAAAAACTTAGAAAGTCTTAAAAGAATTTTAAGAGATAATGCTATAAGTGGTAAGAAAAAATATACCTCTAATAAAGCTGAAGATAATTTAATAGATTATTTATTTAAAAATAAATTTGCTGATAAACATATGTTATTGAGTGTAGAAATTGGATATAAAACTGATGAGGAATTAAATGAAGCTGTTAAAGAAGAAGATAATGAAAGAAAAATTAAAGCAGCTGTAACTAATTTACTTATAGATGAAGATGATGTAAGTAGGCCTTTAGACTCAAAAGTTGAACCTATAGATAAATTTGCTGGAGAATTAGCAAAAAGAATGTATAATCGCTCAAAACGTTCAGATAATAGTATAATACAAAGATTTGCTAGAAAAGTTTCTACTGGTGAATTAATTGTAGATGATAAAGATTCTGTTATAAAAAATAAAAGAAATATATTTGTTTCTGCAGCTTCATATTATGAACAAGAAGCAAATCTTCTTTTAGATAGAATGAAACATTATGTTATAGGTGAAGGAGAAAATAAAAAAGATTTTAATATTGGTAATCCAAATTTATATGAAGAATTATTAAAATATCCTGAATATTATGATGATTTGATTGCGTTAATTCTCAATGCTAAAAATTTTGGTAGAGATATAGGTGAAGTATTTAGTTTAGACGTTGAAGTAGAGGATGAAATTATTAATAAAAGTATAGAAACTATAAGAAAGTCTATAAATTTAATTAGAAATAATAATCTTCTTAATGGTGAAAATGGAGCGATTAGTAATATATTTAATATTTATATTGCTAAAAAATATTCAAATAATCCATTAATTAGACATGATTTAATAAAACTTCGTACTCAGTTTGGTGATATAAATTGGTTTGATTTACAAATTGCTGATGCAGGATTTACAAATAATAAACAAATACAAACAGTTTTAAAACTTGTTTATGGTATTATAGATAGAGTTAGAGATATTGAAGCTCCAGATGCAGTTAGAGAATTTCAAGAAAAATATGATAATATAATGAAATCTGGAAATATAGATATGAATAAAATTATAGATGAACATGGAAAATATATACAAAAATATAATGATAAATATTTTGAAGATAAACAAACTGTTATAGATAATTATATAGAAGCAATGGCTAAATATGGTAAATATTCAGAACAAGCGTTAAAAGCAAAATTAGAAAGAGATGAATGGTTTGCTAAAAATGTTGAACAACTTTTAGTAAAAGAATATTATGATGCTATAAATGAAGCTACTAGAAGAATTTTATATGGTGATGAAACTATAAATGGAGAAAATGCTATTAATTATTTTATTGAATATAATAAACTTAAAGATGAATTATCTGGGTTTACATATGATGCTTCTGCTATGACAGAAAGTGATATAAAAAGAATTAAAGAAATACATTCTAGATTATCTGAATTAACACAAGAAACTAAAGGTGAATTTGATACAACTGAAGATGGAGAAATAATTTCGATGTCGTCTGATAATATTTATATCGATAGACAAGCACAAATACTTAATCATTATATAAAATCGTTAAAAGAAATAAATTCTAAATATAAAGAATATGAGCCTACTGATTCATGGGTTAAAACTATTCGTCATTATTTAGATATTATTTCTGAATTTGATAAACTTCATCCAGGACTTTCTTTAAATGCTAAATTAGAAAATCCTTCTTATAAAGAAGCATATGTATGGGTAAATAAAAATTCTATATATAGTATAAATGAAAAAACATTAAAAGAAATTTCTAAAAATTATGAAATTTTAAGAGGAAGTAAACATTCTACTTTTAAAAATATTACTATTTGGTGTAAACGTAATGGTTTTGTTGATGAATTTGGTAGAATTGATGGAAGAAAATTATCATTAGAACAACAACGTGGTATTAAAAATGCTATGGAAAATTCTAAATTGCGCTCTAATGCTTCTATATTAAGTGATGATGCTTTAATAAATCAAGTTAGATTTAAAAAACCTATTTATAAAGATAAATTTTATTTAGATGTGTATGGTGGAGAACATTTTTCTCAAAATGCTGATAAATTAGAAAAAATTAAAGAAATAAATAAAATATTTGTTAATGCAAATGCTGTTACTTCTAAAGGTATAGATATGATATTATTATTAAGTCATTTGAATATAGAAGAATTAAGAAATTTAAGAGATAAAATAAATGAACTTAGAGAAATAAAAGGTAAAAAATTACCAAAAGATATAAGAAATAGACTTAAAGCGCTTACTGAAAAAGTTACAGATAATGAATCTTTTAAAGCAGATTATTTAACTGTTAAATCTCATTTTCAAACATCTGAACCTGCAAAATTTGCAATATGGTTACAAATGTTCGTTGAACATGATAGTGAAACTGGTGATTTAGTTATGGAAGATAATACATATGTGCCTGAATATTTATTTTATGGATATAGATCTCCTATTGAATCTCAAAAAGATAAATATATAGATAAAGAAAAAACTGCTGCAAGAAATTTTATTGATGAAAATATTGAATATGTAACAAATGAATATTATAAAGAAGCTTGGGATAATGCGGTTAACAATGGAGCTTTTGAAGAATGGTTTGAAGCAAATCATATTTATAATCAATTTACTAAACGATATGAAACTATACCTATTTGGTCTAATATGAGAATTAAAAATGAAGTAAGTAGAAACAAATATGAATATATTCCAACATTTGATAATAGTGAAAGAAATCCGAGGCATGATGATGAAGTTGACTATAGAAATCCAAATTATAAAACTTATGGCTCTCATTTTAAAGAAGATACTGCTGATAAAAAATATATAAATGAAAAATATTCAAAAGCTAATTTAAACGATAATGAAATAAAAATGCTTAATTTTTTAATAAATACAGCAAGAAAATATGTTATTAATAATGGACAAAGAAGTTTTGCTGATACTTATGCTCCGAGATTAATGGAACATAGAGCTGATAAAAAATTTAGAAGAAATGTTGTATTAGATATATTAGGTGTAAATTATAGAAGTTCTGCTAATGATAAATGGCATGAAGAAATTGGATATTTATATGATTCTGATCCAGATTTTCAAATGTTTGAATTGTTGAAAAATGAAGGATATAAAGAGAGAGTTAAAGCAAGACCTAGAAATGAAGGAGAGACAGACGAACAATATAGTAAATATTTAAATGATATTAAAAAAGAAAATGAAGAAATACATAAAAATAATTTAGAGTTAGATAGTGCAATGTTAAATCGTAATTGGAGAGAAGTATATAGTCAATTAGTTTTAAATGGAGAAAATTATTTAGCCAGAAATAAAGCAAAAAATAGTCTTTATCTTTTATTAGAAGATTTATTAGAAAATGACGCCATAAAAGGAAATCGTATTACAGGTAAACCTATTGTTAATAAAAATTCTAGCAATAATCCTGAAATGATAAAATATTTAACTGAAAAACAAGAACATGCTTTTAAAATTATGCAAACATTTGCTAGAAGAGTTATATATGATGAATATAAAAAACAACATAAATTAACTGGTGCTGCTAATTTGTTACAAGGATTTACAAGTTCTAAATATATGATGTTAAATATACATGGTGGTATTGCTAACGTAAGTACAGGTTTAGTTAATATTTTAGCAGAGCGATTTGCAGGAGAATATTTTAGTAATAAAGCATGGTGGAAAGCAGAAGCTAAATATGGAGCAAATGTATTATCTGCAATTGCTGATATGTATTATGACGACGCTAGTAGTTTTACTAATGGATTAATAAAATTAATAAATGCAGTAGATTATGATGAAATAAATGGAGAACTTGTTAAATCTGCGACAGCTGTTGAATTTGCTAGAAGATTAAATGATTTTTTATTTAGTCCTAATAGTATGGGTGAACATTTTATGCAAAATACAGCAGCTCTCGCTATGATTGAAGATGCTAGAATTTATGAAGATGGAAATGGAGGATATAGAATTGGAAATATAAATGATTATATGAGAGATATAGAAATAGAAACTTTAAAAGAAATTATAACAGAATGGGGAGATTCATATAAAATTAATAGTACTTCTATAATTACATTATTTAATAATTATATTAAAAATATAAAGAAAGATAAAAAAGTTCAATATGATTATGATACGTTTAAAAAAGATATATGTATGGATTTTATACAGTTAATAACTAGACAAGCAAATGATAATTCTAAATTAGCAAATGAATATATTAAAAGAAGAAAATCAGCTATAGAAAAAGCTAAAAAAGAATTTGAAACTAAAGATAGACTTATTGATCAATTTGAATTTAAACTTAACAAAAATGGAGATGGTCGTGGAGTTACTAGAATAAAACATGATTCTAAACTTAATATAAATCCTTCAACTGGAGAATTAGATAGTACTATAGGAAATACTACTTTTAAAGAATTTACAAGACGAATTATATATGTTAATAAAAAGATTCATGGTGTATATGATAAATTAGGAAGAGCTACTATTGAAAATGAATTTTGGGGTTCATTAGTAATGCAATATCACAAACATATTTATCCTGGTATTATGAAAAGATATCGTGGAATATTTGGTGGAGGTGGATATTATAATGAACTTCTTGAAGGTGTTGAAATGGGTAGTTATACTTCTTTATTAAGATTTTTATCTACAGAATTTAGAAATTTAGATTTAAAGAAAAAACAAATAATTGATGAAAACGGTAATATTGTTGATACAGATATTTCTGCATTAGAATCTTTACAAAATATTGCTCATGCATTTATTGCTACTATTACACATATTTCATTAAATTGGAATTTATTACCTGCTTGGGAACAAAGAAATATTCTTAGAGCAATAGGTGATATTGCTGGAATTATTGGTACAGCATTATTAGTTATTGGAATGTATGCTATGTGGGATGATGAAGATTTTAAAGATGATTTATTATTAGCGAATACTCTTTATACTGCTAATCGTATGTTCTCTGAAGCTTATATGTATTTACCTACAGGTATGATTTCTGAATTTGATTCTTTGTGGGCTAGTCCAGTTGCTGGAAGTAGCAATATTAAAGATATTATGAAAGGTTTTGAAATATTAAGTGAAATTTTATTTAATGATGATTTTAATCCAAAATATACTACAGGTCAATATAAAGGAAGATATAAACTTGAAGTACTTGCTACACGAAATATTCCTGTGTATCGTATTTATAAAAATATTCTTAATATGGGTGCTAGAAATAGTTATTATAATGGTGGTACAGGTAATTCTAAAGCTCAAGCTGGTCTTCGTGAAATAGGTAAATCATTAAAAGAATAATCTGGTATAATCTGTAACAAATAAATTAATAAAAAAAAGGCTCTTGCAAATACCCGAAAAGGTACTGCAAGAGCCAATTTTGTTGATAGTAGACTATTTATAGTCCGTTTTTGTATAGCAAATCGATATAAATTTTTCGTTTTAAAAGCTATTTTTAGCTTTATACACGACTTTATTATCGAAATAGTATAAATGTATTATTTTGATTTAGAGTCCTTCAAAGAGGCTGTATTTTCGTTATTTTGTGCTGTCTTATGATAATAATCTTTATTAATTTCTACTTTATCAATATATTTATCAATCTTTTTATTTAAACATTCTATATTCTTTGTTAAAGTCTCATATTGCTTTTTAATTTTTTCAAAATAACTATAATTATCAGAATAATTAGCAACATAATGACGTATAGAACGAAGTCTTTCTGTAGTATTATAATGAGTAGTAATAAACAATAATAATATAATAACCCATGTTATTATAAAACAAATAACAATTATTGTTGTATTCATAATAAAATATGTTTGAAGATATTATCAATCATTCTACAGGGGAACTATAATTGAATCCTCGTAGTGTGATTAATCATATTAAGAAGCAAGTTGTAATAATAAAGCACCGCTCTGTTTAATTTTGTTAGCCTTATCACCAAACAACAGACTATCCATTCGTTTAACACCATCAATATTATCTACATTAGAATAATATCCATTTACTGCATTATATACTCCCCAACCAGTTCCTCTAAATTGTTCTTGACCTATTCCATTAAGATAATAATAATATAATTCTGCAATAACATTACATTTACGTGTACTAATTTCTGCATCAGACATAGCACTAGAACTACGTAATACAAGTTGCATTGCATTATGTCCAGTTAGATATAAATTATCATATTCAGATTTACTTAAAATTAATTTAGCAAAATATTCAGCAGCTTGTGTATCTGTTAATTTAATTTTATTAAATCCTTGATATAATTCATTTAATGCTTTAATTTTTACATCACATATACCTAATATTTCTTTTGCAGCATCAATTCTACCATGAACACTTTCTGTATGTCTAAAAGAAATATAAGCATCGTTATTTTGTAATGCAGCATTTAATGTATTTTCACATACTACACGAATAGGAGTAAGTAATATTTTAACTCCCATAGTTCCATCATGAGAAGTTGCAAAAACTAAATAATTATCTATTATATCATCATTTACAAATATATTTTGAGGTAATTTTGCAGTTACAAATATTTTTTCTCCATTACCAAAGAATCCTGCGGTTTGCCATATTGCTTTATTTTTACCAATAGCATCATCAAAGAATTTAAAAGCATCTATATTTTGCACTGGAGTATATTTTTCTTTTACTACACCTAAAGGAAAATTTAAATCTGTTCTATAAGTAGCATACATACTTTCTACAGGAGTGTATTGCATTCCTCCATAATTAAATCCATCTCTATTAGAATCTGGATTTAAATTCATAGGCATTTTAGCAACAATTTCACATTTAGCAACTTCCCAATCAAGTTTTGCTTTTTTAATAACATCTTCTGATGTTACACAATCACTAACATCTATAGTTCCTTTATAACTAAAAGGAAGACCTTTTTTTAAATATCCCATAATTATACGAATGTTATATTTTGGTTATTACTATTTAAAATTCTTTTAAGTTGGTCAAGTGTATATCCTGTAAACCAAGTAAAATAAGTATGATCTATTTTCTTATATCTAATTTTACTATAATATACTGTTAAATGACCATCTTTTATACTTGCTATAACTCCTAATTTACAATGTAAATCATATCTTTGATTTTCTTCAGTAACTCTATAATCATTTTTTTCATTTAAATTTAAAGGTTTAAAAATTATATTATCATAATTTGTTTTCTTAATATCATTTGTACAATATCTTAAATTTAATTTTAATTCTTTTATTTCAGTATTATTACAAATAGGACAATTATATTTTTCCATTAATAATTTAAGATTTGGTTCTCTATGATCTACAGCATAAATAAGAGATTTATTATCATCTTTATCTTTAAAAAATACTTCACAAACAGGAATATTAATAGGTAAATTTAATCTTAAATTACCTTTTTCATAATCTTTTGTGCGAATAAATATAAAATCTATAAAATCACCATTAATTACTCCACCTTTTGAAATAAATATTGTATATTGTAAATCATTATGTTTTTTATCATAAACTTTTTTTTCAATAAAATCAAAAGTTTTTTTAATTTGTAAACTATAAGCATTTCTATAATAAATAGATTTTTCATCAGTTAATTTATGAACAGAAATCCAAACTAAATCAAAACTTCTTTTATGATGACATAATATTTCATTATCAATAATTTCAAAATCATTTTTAGTAATATCTATAGGATATAAAGGTATATTATATCTCAAATAATCTTGTTTTGATATAATATTAGATATAAAATCATAAGAGTCTTTAACAATAGATTCGGCACTTGCTTTACATAATTCCATTAAAGCTTTATAATAATCATACCAATATTGTTTTACATCACCGTTTTGATGACATGTAATTCCAGATAGAGCTTCTCTCTTAATATAAGCGATAAAAGCTCTATCTGAATCATCTGGTTTAAAAATATTTAAATCCATATATTATTTCATTTGAAGACTATAATTAACTTCTTTATGACAGCAACTAATAACGTTAACGTCTTGTGTTGCTTTTAAATAATTTTTAGCAGTTGTTTTATCAATACTTAATTCAGCAGAAAGTGTTGCTCCTTTACACAATACTTGTGCCATACCATTATCAATTTTAAATAAAGAAGATAATTTACAAGAAGATTTTACATCAATATTAATTAAATCTAAATCAGTTGGAGTAAATGGAATATATAAATGACCACAACCATCTGATTCCATTTCTGCTTTTATATTTGCATTAATTGAATCACATAATCCTTGTAAATCCCAATTTATATCAGGATTAAGCATTCCATTATCATATAAACTATATATAAATCTATTTAATTCTTTGTTTAAATATTCTAAACGTTTTTCATCTTCAACTACAGATTCTGAACGCCTAGTACTAAATTTAAATGTAGCAAACTCTACTGCATATCCACCAGTTTTAGTAGGTACTCCAAAGTTTTGTACAGCAGTTAATACATTCTTTTTAGCAGTATCTCTTCGCGATTCCATTCCTTTACGAAGAGCTTTAATTCTATCTTCTTCTGCTTTACATGCAGAAATATCATTATCAAGTTTATGTAAATAATGATTATAACCTTCCATTTTATTCATGAAATTTTCATGATTAATGGCAAGAGCTTGTTCATCTTCAGGAAGTATTTCACCTCCTTGTTCTTCAATTTTATCATAAAGAGCAATCATATCTTGCTCTATATTATATAAACTTTCCATAATTGTTTATTATTGTTTCCCTGTAGAGGGAAATGATTATTTAATTTTGAACTATATCAGTTATTCTTTCTTCAAATTTATTAATATTAAGTTTTCCTTTATATTGTATTATAGTACCATCTAATAATACACCTCCAGTATTTAAACATTTCTTTCTTATATTTATATGAAAATCTCTTTCTTTTACATCAGAACCAAATTGGCTTATTTTATCTCCTATAGTTGTAAAAACGTACAATCCTACAGCATATTGTTGTGTCGTTACTTTAACTATAACTCCACTTATATCTTTAAATTTAGTATACATTGTATAAAGATTCTTTGTAAAAAGATTTTAATATTGTATTTACTAATTTATCAACATTATATCCTAATTTTATCAATTCGTTTCTTATTAATCCTGCTATTATTTTAGCATTTGGATGAGGAGCTCCAGTTGCTCCATAATATCTTAATGCAAGTATTCTAATCCATTCTTTTACAGTATATGTATAAATTACAGTTGTAGCTGTACATAACGGTAGTAATTCTCTAGCATCTTGAGGAGCAAAGCCATCATTTAATGTTTCTAAATAATGAGTGCATTCTTTATGAAGTTTTCCAAAAAATCTTTTAGCGGCTTTTGCTGAAATATTTCTATTCAATATATAACTTTCTATAGGAAATTTATTTAATGTAATATCTAAAGTAAAATCACCACAAGTCGCTAATAAGTTTTTACCGTCATATTTAATAGATTCATAATCATAATCTTTAAATAAATCTATCCAATGAGGCTGTACTATTGTTATATCATTTGTATATTTGTCTTTAGAATAATTACAAAATCTTGTTGATTCTTCAGTAATATTATTTGGACTTACACGATTTAATTCGCGAGATGTACTTATTTGAGTTGTTATACAAAAAGTTAATCTTCTTAATAAATTTTCTTTATCTTTTTTACTAAATTCTATAAAAGTATTTTCATTTACCACATAAGGAGATAACATTGCTGCTTGAAGACTATTTTCCATTTCCCATTGTTTGTTAGTAGAAATAAAATATCTAGCATCAAAATATTGTATATGTACATAAGGATTATTTTTTAATCCTATTAATGTATAATATTTATATTCATCTTCTGAAAAATATGTAGCAGGAACAATATAATATACGCTAGAATGTCTAAATACAGAAACATGATTATTATTTATTAGATTATTAACTAATTCTGAATCTTTTACATCATTTGGAATTCTAATTCCTTTACTTCCATAACATACACTTGCACATCGTGCAATATGTTGAATTTCAGATTGTGGTATCCACAATTCTACGTTTGGTTTTGTTATTATCATAATATTAAAATAAAATATGTTGTATACATTTAAGTACTTCTATCCAAGTTTTATAACTAACAATAGCATCTTTAATTGGAAGATAATAATCAAATAATCCTACATCGTTTTTATCATTTTCTCTAACATATTTATCATCAGTTCCAACAAATATATTAAATATTCTAAAATTCTGATAAATATAAGATAATTTTACACCATTTATAGCTTTTAATTCATAATAAAATTTAACATCTGGTATAATATAAAATTCATATTTTGTTTCTTTTATTTTATCAATTAGTTTTTTAAGTAAATAATTTTCATCATAAAATCTTTTTATAAAATATTCATTTAAATACATTAAATAATCTATTATTTTTATAACTGGCATAGTTTCTTTTTTATAGGCATCTTTAAGACAATTATTAAACGTTGTTTCAACAGGATTAACAATAGTATATAAATTTGTATTAGCAGAAGTTAATCCTTTTGGAGCAATATTTTCTTTTATATGATTTTCATCTATTATATGTTTTGTTCCATATACCCAATATTTACAATACATTGCAGGATAATCATCAAATATTTCTCTATTTAATCCAGTTAATACTTCTGCTATATCTTTTAAACTATCCCATAAATTTATAACATTATCTTTAGTTTCTTTTAAATTAATATATTTTTTATGCCAATCTAAATAATTACTATGTTGTACACCTTTATCTAATATTTCAGATAGCATCAAAGCAACAATATTATTTGCAAAATAATCGTTACCTTGAATTGTAACAATAAGTCTTTTATCTTGTTTATTGTTTATCATAACACTGCAAATATACAAAAAATTTTTGAAATTCGCAAATGTACAGCCCTATGAGAATAAAATTTTTTGTTTTAGAGGCTCTAAAATTTTGTTAGTCAATCAGTTAGCGAAATAAAAATTTTTGATTTGTAAGCTAAAAATAGCTTTTTAAACAATTTTTATCGACTATTTATAGCATAAAATAAGGTGATGACTACTGCCACCACCTTATTGAATACTATATAAATCATATTCTTCATTACTTTTTTCACGTATTAAATCAAATGAATTTTTATTTTCAAGACAATTCATTATTTCATTATGAATATTATTACAACATCTTATTTTACTTCTGCCATAATCGTCAAATGTAATACTTTTACAATTTTCATCAAATTTTGTTTCTCCTAACAATATATAATAATTGTATGTATTATATTCAGCATTGTAATCTCTTACTTCAAGATAAAACCTATAAGGTTTATCAAATTTTGTATAAATTGTGTGTCTATCCTTATTATATTTAGGATATTTTTTATTTGTTGTTAACGTTTCATAATTAAACATATTTAATCGATTATATATGTTTCTTTAACATGGAAAGGAACTTGTTCTACACCACTTCTCTCTCCATATTCAACAAACATAAATTTTCCTATATATAAATTTTTATTTTTTAATATAAATTTTTGATAATCAAATTTTCCTCCTACATGTACTTCAAATAATGAATCATTTATATCATTTTTAAGAACAAATAAAGGTATATCTGGTCGTTTAATTCCTTCTGGTTTAATATCAACTATAATAAATTTTCCATCAGTACTACGTTTATATTTAATCATAGCCATATTTCTTGCGCCATATTGATATTCTTTATCAGGATTACGAAGAATTAATCCTTCAAAACCATTTTCAATAGCTAAATCTCTAGCAACTCTTGCTTGTTCATGATTACAAATGTCAATACTTGGAAGAGCAATTAATCTATGTTGATTAGCATAGTGCATTTGTTTAGTTTTAATAAACGGAACAAAATTTGCTAAATATTTTATTCTAATATTTTCTCTAGTACTTTGTATACAATCTTGAATAGCAATATCATAACACCAATATTGAAGAAGTTTATTTTCTTTACATTTAGGATCTTTTACAAAATGATTTATTTCGTTAACTGTATGACCAGGTAAATAAATTTCACCATCAAGAATATATTCTTCTTCAAGCATATCATTTAATAATTTTGCAGGAAGAATACTTAATAGATAGCTCTCTAAATCAGATAAACTATTCCATACAGTTCCTTCACGACTTTGAAATCTTAAACTTATAGGTTTAAATAAATCTCCTTGATTATAATGAGCACTAATAGAACATCTTAAACCATTAATCTTCCATTGTCCGTAATATATAGGACATTTATTAAATACTTTATTATTTTCATTATCATAAGTTTTAGCTAACATAGAAAGCATCATTCCATCAGAAGTAGTTCTATCGTAAGGAAGATAAGTATTCAGATATTGTAGCAATGTTCCCTCTACAGGGGTATCATTATTGTCTTTAAGTTCCCAAATATATTTATAACCAGCTTTACGTTTTTCATTAATCATAGATTGATATTCTTTTTCAACATCTCTATTAGTAACAATCATATCAATAATATCAGTTTTTCCTACTATACCATGATGCAATCTTATTACTTTATCAATTTTATCTGGTTCTCCCCACCAATAGCAAGGTTGACCTTTATTGTTTCTTCTATATAGAAGTTTATGTTCATTTTTTGATTCTATCATAATTTAAAATTTAAATTTAAGTTTATTAAAATCTGGCTTTGTATTTATTCTAATAAATTCTCTTTTTTCTTGATTTTTTCTAGCATGACTTCTTGCTCTATTATATTTTATATTTTGCTCTATTTCAGCATTTAATTTATCACATAAATTAGGATTATCACTTTTTATAATAGTACCAGTTTTTGGATTTATATATTCATATATTGTATCATTTGTAAATAAATCAGTAGTTTGTCTTCTATAAAAAGCATTTTTGATAGATTTTCCACTAGTTGTTTTCTTTTTAGGCTGTTTAGGAGGTATATAATTTTTTTCTTCAATTAAATTTGAAGCATGAAAAGCAAGTAATTTATCAATCCATATATTATATTCTAAATGATTTTCTAAATGTTCCAAATAATAAATATATTCTGAAAGTAAACTTTGATATTTAGGGCTATTTGTATTAAAAGGCATAATTCCTTCAATTCTTTTACTTAAATCTAAATCTTTTAATATACCTGTTAATATTTTTCTTAAATCATTATCATTTTTATATGGTTGTAAATTTGCTAAACGCATCCTATTAAGAGGCATTTTAACAATTTTTAATAAATCACATGCTTTTTCTATAGGATTATAATAATCCAAACATGTATATTCAATTTCCATATTATTTAATAAAAATTAGCTTTTGCTAATTCACAATTTTTATTTAAATCAAATAATACTAATTCATATTCTTCAGATAATTTATTTTCTGCTTGTAAATTTTCATAATAATCAGATTTATTTTCATAAATTTCCCATGCTATATTTTTATCACAAGTAGATGCTATTATTTTATTATTTAATTTTATTATAAAATTATGTATTAGTTCCATTTTTCTTATAATTATAACAAGTGTAACTATATATTATAACATATTTAGGCTTTTCTATTTGACAATAACAATATTTAATATATTTAGAAGGTATCCATGTAGGATAGCCTTTCATAATACCCTCAGTTGTTGAAATAGTTGAAGCCTCAAAATCAAATTTAGAATTTATAAATTTACCTCTTTCATCAATTTCAAATAAAGAATCTAGATATTTAACAAAATTTTCATCATTAATATTAAATTTACCTATATAAGTATTATCAGTTATATCAATTTTTCTATTATCTCTATTTAACCATGATTTAGGTCTATTTTTTATTGTGTCATATTCATCTTGTGTAAGTCCTTCCATATATACGGAAATATGAGTTCTTTCTCCTTTAAAACGGTAAAGAAGTATTTTGTTCCCTACAATTGGAATTTGATATATTTTTTCCATTACTTGTTTTTATTTTTTTGATTGTTGATTTAATTAGTTCGCAAATTTTATTTATTGGTAACTTTGACATCAATTCTGCAAAATCTTTTGCTTCATATGTTTTTGGTATTAATATAGCTTTAAAATTAAAAGTTCTCTTAAAATATAAGGCTTCTATCATACCAGTTCTATCATTATCCATAAGTGTAACTATTTCTCCATTATTAATAAGTTTATCTTGTAACCATGAAAGTTCTATATCACGTAGTTTATATGTTTCATGTGGAATATTTATTACACCTATTTTAATATTTTCTTCCCTGTAGAGTGAACTATAATATTTTATAGCTCTAAATAATGCAATTCTATCTTTTGTAGATTTTGTTATAATAATATATGTATATTCTCTTTCAGATAAATTTAAAATACCTTCAAGATGATTACAATTACATATAAATCTATTATGTGAATCTTTTGTTCTTTTAGGAAAATATAATTTATAATTATTTATATTATCACTACCTCTTCCTAAATAATAAGCATAACAAGGATCTTTAGAATCGTAAAAATATTTTGGTTCTGGATTTTGTTTTCTATTAATATAATATTGTTCTATAGGATAAACAAAATTAATATTTAAATCTTGTATTGTTATACCAAAATTATTCCAATAATTTATATCTTCTTTATTCCATTCTCTTACAACTAAATCAATAATTGGTTTATCTTTACGAAGTTTAGATATTCCTTCATTGATTTTCGTTATAATATTCGGATCAGTTTCTTCATTATTTATAATATCTTTAAATGTTAATGAAATATGCTTTAGTATTTGAATAAAATCTTTTTTATTACTAATATCATAAGTTTTATTATAAGCTTTACTTATTACTAATGCTACAGCATCAAAACAATCTCCCCAAAAATATCCACCAAAATCTCGGAATTTTAACATTCCTATATTATTATAACGAAAACCACAAGTAGGATGTTTATCTTCTCTTATCGGAGATATTATTAACGTATTGTTATCTATGCAATCTCTGATAATATCTATAGGTATATGAAAATAGGTACTAAAAATTAGTTCTTGACTAACTTTAGATAAGATATATTGTTTAGTATATGTATTAGAATTTATATGCCTTCCCATAACCTATAAAAAAATAGCCCCTATACCATTAAGGTATAGAGGCTAAATTGTTAATTAGTTGTATAATTTAAAATGGACTGTCATCAATACCATTATTTCCATCAAATGGGTCTAAATTAGCACCATATGCAGTACCAGTAGGAGGAATAGAAATAGCTGGACCGCTAATACCAGGAAGATTAGGCTCTTTCCTTTCTTCAATTTGTCTTGGTTTAATATCTTCTCGCATAACATTAATTTTAATGCTAGGAGGAGTATTTTGGTTATATATTTCAATAACTCCTTCACCAACAAATGCAGGGAATGCTAAATCTCCTCGACTATTAAGAGCTTTCCAAGCTTTTCCTTGTTTTTGGAAACGAAGTAATTTAATCCAAAGTGTAATAGGAGTACCTTCTTTAGTTTGATATACAGGCTTTCCATCATTTCCAGTTGTAAGAATAGTTACAAAGTTTTGGAATAAAGTAGTCCAACCTGCAATAACTACTTCAGGTTCAACAGGAGAATATTCCCCATTTTCATCAGTATCATTGAACGGAAGAGTAAGTTTTTCTTCCATATCAGCAGTCATTTCTTTACCTTTCAAAACAAATACATCAAGTATATGTTTCATATAGTCAAAAATACTATCAACTTTCCAAGCTTCTTTTCCACCTTGAATAGTATTTACATTACTTTCTACAGCATTCCAAGAAAGAGTAATATATTTACGTTTAGCAGCTTCACTTTCATTACTTGCAAAAACAATTGCTAAACGAGGAATTTCCATACCATTGAATGAAGGCATTCCAGTAGTATCTTCACCAATTTTAGCAGTGCCTAAAACAACACTGTCGATATGAGCAAGAAATAAGCCATTTTTACTATTTGCATGCTCATGACTAAATTTAAGTCGTGTAGTACCACGAGCAGTACCAATACCACGACCTACTTTTTTAACTTTTTCTTCTGACATAAAATTCGAATTTTAATTTTTAAGAACAAAAAGAGCCGAAGACTCAATAGTATTATCTATTAAATCTTCGGCTCGAACAACTAAAGTAGAACTTGTAGTTTATTACTCTGCAGCTTCACCACCTTGACCACGACGCATAGGAGCTTCATCAGAAACATAAACAAGCGGATAAAGAACTACATCAACATCCTCAAATCCATTATTCTGTTTCATAACACCAGCTTCAGCTACATCAAGAGTGTAAATACGATTGATAGAAGTACGATCATCTTCAGCGATATCACGCTTCATTTGTGACCATACATTACCATCGCTAAACTTCAAAGGAACACCAGTGCCACTAGCCTTAGAAGAACTTGCACACTTAGAACCTGTATATTTCTCAGTTTCAATGCTTACAAATTGAGCAAGAATTTCAATCTGCTCATCTTTAGTAATACCTTCACGATTGAGACTTTCAACAAGCTCTTCCTTACCATTGTTGAGAGCAGCTTCAAGCATCTCATCAAACTTATCAGCAGCATAAGCCTTCTTATCTTCTGCAGAAAGACGCTCAGAAGTCATGACAGGCTTTCCAACCTTATCAAGAACTTGAGTACCTTTACCAATATAGAAACGGGCTGTCTGCATATAAGCATCAGTTGCTTCATTAGAGCCAGGAGTTAAACCATGTTCAGTACAGAAATCTACAAATGCCTTAGCACTAGTTTTAATCTCTGTAGTAAGTTTAGCAACATTGCTAACAAACTGAACATAATCGCCATGAGCAATACCAAGCAATGCAGTTGCTGCACCACTAAGAGTAAAACCACCACGAGTAGAATTAACTACGAGTTCTGCTTTGTCGTTAACTTGACGTTGACCTGCGTTTACAAACGAAAGTCCTAATTCTGCACCAAAAGTTTTCATACTTTTAAAAGCTTTTAAATTTGTTAATAAATGTTTGTTTGAGATATTTTCTTTTTTAAAGATTTAATTGACTATCTCAGCATCAACAAAATCTATATCTTTAAGAGTCTTATTATTGACTAATTTAATTTCGGTAGTTTCCATTACACCAAATAGAATATCACTACCTATATCTCTAGCAGCATATGTAAATGCTCTATTACCAATCATTATTCTAGAATATTTTTTATAAGTATCTTTAGTAAAGAAATCAGCATTTATTGCTTCTTGTAAAGTAAATCGTCCTTTACTAGTCATTGTAGTTCCATTTATTTTTCTAGTAATTTCATATTCAGTAATATAATTTACAGGAACAGCAGGAATTCTCCATACACCTATCTTTTTATTTGCTGCTGCTTCTTGCATTTGAGCAGTATTTGCAACAACAGTAAATTGATCTGTATTAAGACGATAATCAGGATATTTATTTCCTCGAGAATCTGCATACCAACGAACAGGATATACATACATATTGTCATCATCAGGATTAGCTTTTCTTTTAGCTTCAGCGTCAACTTTACTTTTACATTTAATAACATATTCAGGAAGTTCACCATCAACAAATTGGTTTATACCGTCTGTATATTCATACAGAGGTTGATAATCTTTAAGACACTTCCAAGTACAACCTGCCCTCGATAACAAACCTTTGATGATATGAATATCTACACCTGTTTTACCATTGATTATATAAACATGTTCAGCACATGCTGTAAAAGGTAATCCTAATTCTTTAGCACGAATTGCAATAGCGATACAATCTTGAACAGTTGTAATACCACCATTTTTAGAACTTTTTATATACTCAATTGCAAATGATTTAAATTGAGCAAGTTCTTTTTCGTTAAAGAGATTAATATTATCAAATACATTATTTGATATATGAACAATTTCTTTGGCTTTAACAGGAGTAGCACTTTCCTTTGCTTGATGTTGAGTTGGAAGATTATCAACACCAGCTTCTGCTACATTTGTTGTTTCAACCATATTTCAAAGAACTTTTGTTTTTAAGACAATGCAAATATACAAAAAAATTTTGATATATGCAAATTTTTTGGCAAAAAAATTAATCAAAAATGAATTTTTCTTCAATATGCGACATTATTTGTACATTTGACATTATATTTTCACTATTTAAAGATTTTTCTTCAATAGTATTTGTACTATACAATCTATATACTTTATTAGGTAAACTATTACAATAACTATTTATAAAACGACTTTTAAAATCAATTATATTTGCTGTTAAACAATCTGTAAAAATAATTAAGTCAAAAGATATTTTTAATTTAACATTAGAAGCAAATTTTATACTCATTATATTAATAATGTCAAAATTATATAGTCTTTCATATTGCGTCGAAGAGGCTTGTGATTTAAGAATAACAGGTTTACCTTTATCTTTACCACTTTTTCGAATTAATATATTACCTTCATCATCGATACCATAAGTTTCTGGTATACAATCATGATATTGACCACATTTTATATTTAATTCAGCAAATTCTTCTCCATTTAAATAATTAGCAATAGCTAATGCCATTTCTCCAGATTTAGAAACTATACATATTTTTTTATCATAATTTTCTCTTACTATTTTACCTATTTCAATTAATTTATTATCATTATTTATCGCTATTTCTTTTCTTTTATGTGTAATAGTATAAAAAGTATTTGCTTTTTCATTTAATGTATTTGGATTATAAATTTCATCTATACTTTTTTCATAATCAGAATTCATATTTAAATGTTCATTCCAACCATTTTCAATAGCAAAATTATATCTAAATTCGCTTGCACTTATATTTAATAATTTATCACCGCGAGCACATTTTTCAATAGTTTTTAAATCTCCAAAAATACTTATACAGTCAGCAATATATTGATTTGCTTTATCATATTCTTCTCTATCAGTTTCTGATAATTCTACTCCACATCTCCATTCCTCTACAGGGGAATAAAGATAAGCCATACGAGCTTCATTTGGAGTAACTGTTGTTTTTAGAAAATTACTATGTTTAGTAAGAAATAAATTTATATCATTAGGCAAAGAATTTATAGTAAATATAAATAAAGTAAATTTACTACAACTATCAAGTTTTCTCAATAATTCTAAATCAATACTATCTTCACCATTTACTCCAACAACAATTGTACAATCATAATTATAGTTGTATTTAGGATTTACATATAATTTAGTTAAATAAGATATATTAGTATATTCTTTATTATCAATCTTTATTAATTCTCCTTTAATCTTATTTGTAACATCATAATAAGGTGTTACAATAAGTATTTTTCTACTTTCATCTTTACTACTAATACCAATTGCAGTTTGTGCAACTAATTTATATGGTAATATAGGATTTATACAAAAACAATATCCTTTACCTTTAGCAGTTTGAAAAGCAGACATTATTTCTTTTGCATATTTTTCATTAGGCGTCATCAAACAAACTATTATTTAATCCACTATATTTTTTAATAATATTTTTACCACTTTTAAGCTTTTTATTAGGATCAGCTTTTTGATTTACAGCAATTCCTAATATAATTGGATCTACAAGTTTTAATACTTCATTATAATAATAATTATAACTTATATTACGTATAGAAATATCTAAATCATCGAGTGTATTTAGAATTTTAACTTTTTGTCCAGCACATAAATTAGTTCTTCTTCCGCTTCCATTAATCAATATTCCTTCTTCATTTATATAACAATCTACGTCTGGACTATCTTTTTCTACTTTTTCTATAATTCCTCCAACAGTTGATACATAAAATCTATTATTTCTTTGAATTATATGTTGACCAGTTTCATCACTATATACACAAATCCAATTTTTACCAATATTTTGAGTTTTACAAAAATCAAGAATATTAGTAGCTTCATATAAAGTATCTAAAATTGGTTTATCATATAACAAATAATCATATGCTGCTTTACTAACAATAGGAGCATCATATCCTTTAGTTAAATCTACAGCATACATTAATGGATTATAATCACCTTTTGAATCAACTTTTTTATTAATTTCTTCTGCAGCATAATTATTAATATCTCTACATACATATCTTCTATATTCTTCAGAATCGGCTTTCATTTTTGTTATACTTTCCCAATTTTTAGTAATTTTATCAAATTCTTTCTTTTTGGTTACTGGTAATTTTACAACTATGCCATCAGTATTAGCACTTACAACTTCAATACCATTAAGAGTAAGTTCTTCACATAGCATCATAATCATAAGTTGTCCATTTATAGTAACTTGTAAAGTTGCAAGTCTATCATATAATTCACCAAATTCATAACCAAATTTTCCATATATAGAATTTATGACAATTTTTAATACAAGAGCTAATACATCTTTTGGTATTCCATCTATTAATTCTTCTTCACTATGTTTTGCTCGTACACGAGTATCTTTACAATAAAATACTGTATTTCTAAATGCAACTTTATCTAAATGTTCTGGATGTATTTCATAAGCAATCATTATACTAGGATAAAAACTAGTGATATCATAATGTATATAAACATAAGAATCATCAGTTAAATTTTCCCAAATAAGATTGCCGTCTTCATCAATATAATTATCAGTTTTTCCTTTTATAAAACTAACTAACTTTCTTGGTGTATCTTTACTATGTAATCCACCAGTAGCAATAGTATAGTCTAAACTTCCTAATCGTACAGTTCTAACAAATGCTGATTTACCTATATTATAAATAGTTATGGTTTTCATTTCTTCAAGTAAATCTTGAAGAACTTTTGTTTTAAAATTTATAAAAGGAAAAATAATCTTTTTAAAACTAAATCTATTTCTTTCAGTTTTCTTTCCTTTCCATTGATATGGTTGAAGACCGCTATTATCACTATATAATTTTTCAAATATAACATCTCCAATATTACTTCTAGAAGAAGATAATACGTTTACATTAAATGCTTTAGAAATACTATATCTTGAAGATATTTCGTCTGTATACAATCGTACAATTTCACAAACTATAAATACATCATTAGTATTATAATACATTACATCATCTATCCATTCTGGCAACATAAGTCTATCCCATTTGCCAATTAATCTATTTAATTCATCTATAGTAAAATTTTTATATTTAGGTATTTTATGATATAAATTTATATCTGCTTTTCCAATAGGTGGTAATTCATGTTCAAGAAGTTCATACCATTGTAGATTTATACTAGTTTGCTTAAGACTTTTTGGAAAATATTGAGTATTTCCATCTTTATCAGTATATTTACCACATTTATTTAATGCAAAAATAGTCATTACATCAATATCTGTGTATGGCAAAGAATAATTTTTTAATTGATTTAGTAAATAATCAGTTCTTGCTAATTCTTTATTACTTTGAAATTCAATAATATGTTTTGATGTTTCATAAAGTTTATAAATTAATTCTTTAGTATTATTAGTATTATTATAGTACATAAATAAAGCAGCAATCATCAGTTTATCATATCCATTATTATTATATCCAAACATATGATTTTTTATAACATCAGTATGTTTTTCATCTGTAAATCTAGGCTGTAAATTATTTAAATGTTGCATCATTGGCAAAAGCATACTATCGTCAAAATCACTAATCCAAAATTTATATTTTTTAACTTTATCTAGCCTAGATTTAATTTCATTTACAGAAAGTTTTTGTATTAGTGGAATATTTTCTCTATTTCCTTTTTTATTTATATTACAACAATCTTCAAATATTTTTAAATAATCATTTAAATCAACTATTGTAATAGAAAAGAAATTAGGAAGAACTTCCACATCGTATGCCCATGCTTTAGTCATAATTAACCATTAAATTCAAATACAATTCCCCAATATAACCAACCTATTCCAATACATTTTTCTTTAAAATCTATTTCTATTGTAGGAAGTAAAAGAAAATCTTTATTTTCCCAGTTATTTACAAAATAAGTTTCCATATTATTATAATTTTAAATTTTAATAAAATATTATTTTAAAATATCTATTTCAAATGTTAAATATAACCAACAAAATACAATACATTTTAAATTAAAATTTATTATTATAGAAGGCAATATATAGCAATCACGTTCTCCTTCAAGCAAACTAAATCGCCTCCATTCACAAAAAGTTCTTATTTTCATAATTTAAATTTCAATAAAATTTTTAAATACTATCTTTGGCTCTTTTAATTCATTTTCTTCATAATTATATAAATTAATAGCTTTCTTTTCAAATCTAATTTGATATAATTTAGAATATCTAGTGGTCATTAAATAATCAAATGCTTCTTTTTCATTTTTAGCAGCAACTAATATTATTCCATATCTTCCTCCTCCATCTGCATTAAAAGCAAATATTGGATAATAATAATTATCTTCCATAACAAAGTATTAATTCTGTTTTTGCTCTACTACAAGCAACATAAAGTCGTTTAAGTAAATCACTTGTTAATGTATAAGGTAATCCACGTTTATCATAAATCATATCCATACAATCAACAAATACACAACCATAAGTACTTCCTTGAGATTTATGAGAGGTTATAGCAAAACCATAATCTAAATCTCTATCATAAAGTAATTCTCCTAAAGCATTTTTAACATTTTTAAGTAAAAGATATTTACGTTTAAAATCAAAATACTTTTTCCATTTTGCAGAACGAACACCTATACTAGAAGATTTAGCATCTTTTATAAGAGAACTTACAATTTCATGATATTTTAACATTGTATATCTATCTCTATGATCTATAATAAACATTGGTGTAGTTATTTTTCCACCATGTATTGCTTGAAGACGTACATTAAATCCTTTAAATTTATAAGTATTATCTATATAATTTACTATTTCATTTACAATATATTCTTCACTATTAATTATTATAGGACTTTGATAATCATCTACAATAGTTTCATATGCCATTAATAAATCATGTTTTGTTAATATATTTTTTTCTGAATCAATTACTATAATATTTCTAATAAAATCATTCCATGATTGTACAGCATCATTTGTATAAGTTATCATTCTATATAAATCAATATTTTTAGAATAATCTGGATTACTAAATTTATTTACTACAGCTTGAGTAAATTCTTGTCTATTTAATATACAATAACCTTCATTATTTTCATTATAATTCATTGTTCCTATATTAGTTGTTAAATATCTTATAAATCTATTAGTATTATTTTCAATATCATATCTTAACATATCTAATAGTCCTAAAATAGGATTTTTTACACCTTGTCTTACAATTTCATTTAAAACAAACTTTTTAAAACAAATATCAAATGCTGTACTTTTTAATTGTTTAGCTGGAGGTAATTGATCGTTATCACCAACAAATAAAATTTTAATTTCTTTTTCAATACAAACTTTTCTAATATATCCAACTAAACTTGCAGGTATCATACTTGCTTCATCAACAATTAAAATTTTAGTATCATCTATTTTAGGAGTAGCTTTTGGAGCAAATTGTGGATTATTTGGATTAAAATCTTCAAGTTTTAAATCCATTCTAAAACCAAATGTACTTTGAATTGTATATACTTGATAAAGTCCATTTAAAGCTTCATAGAATACTCTACAAGCTTTATGAGTTGTACTACAACAAGTTATTACACTTTTAGAATAATTACAATTTGCTAATATATATTTTATAACAAATGTTTTACCTACTCCACCTGCACCTATTAATCCAGCTATAAATTTAGCTTTATCAAAAGGTTCAGTAAGGAAGTTAAGTATTTCTTTAACTGCTATTTCTTGACCTTTTGTGAATGTTATTGAATTATTATTGTTCCCCCGTAAAGGGACAATACTATTTTGCATTTCCATATTTCATTTCATAAGAATTATGAATAGTTTTCCAATTATCATTATAAAAACTTTTTACTGCTTTACATGTATTATAATATTTATTATATAAATTTTTATCATCATCTATAATATTATGAATTTTAATTATTTCTATAACATCTTCTAAATTAGAATCTTTAATTAAATATCCTTCAACTATTACGCCTGGAGCAAAAGGTTTAAAATTATAAACACTTTCTGAAAGATGTATACTTGGACGCCATAATTGCATTATACCTCTTTCTCCTTCATTAAAACGATATATTACTTCTTTATTTTTACAACTATAGGAAGACTTAGAAATATTATAAGTTTTTAATTCTCCATTACTACATAGACTTTTTACAGAATAATTAGCATTTTCATCAATGCAAATCACTCCGTCAATTATCTTGGCAGAGTGATTTGCATTATTTCTTTTAGATTTTGCAGTACTTGTTCTATGAGGTACTGTAAAAGAAAAAGTTATTTTGCTCATTTTTTAACAGTTTTAATACTTTTTAAAGTTTTAAACATGTTTTTTCCTGCTTTAATTACTCCTTTTTTAATAGGAGAATTAACATTTTCTTTTTTAGCAGCATCTTTTAGCTTTTCTTCTTTAGCTTTAAGTTTAGCTGCTTTTTTGTTTGCATTGTATTCTTTTTGAGCATCAACTTTTTCTTGTTTTAACTCTTCAGAAGATTTACAAATACAATGCCAATCGCAATGTTTTACAAGGAAATCAATCTTTCCCCATGAATGAATACCTACATTTCCATTAGAAGTGTTAACTGTAATCAAACGTGTGCTGAAACTTAAATCAACACCTTTGCGAGTAAGTTCATTGAGAACTCTCTTTTCATCATAATGTTTTTTAGCCATTACTTTACAAGATTTAATTGTTAATAAAAATTATTTATTGTATTTTATACAAATATTGTATTCAGATGGATGATCTAATACATCTTTTTCTATTGTAGTTTCTATAAGATGTTTTTCATCAATTTTTATATGTTTAATATCAATAGATTGAATAATTATATTATTCATAATTAATTGATGAATATCTTCTACAATATTTTCACGAATACCTTCATCAGGATTTATTTCGTCAAACATTAAAATTGAACAAATTTCTCTTTTAATACTATCTATACTAAAAGAGCCTTTAGTTCTAATTTCATTGTTATAACTTTTACCATTTAAGGTATAATTTATAGAAAGTGTAATCATAGATTAATTATCATTAAAAGGTAAAATAGTTAAATTAATTATTTTAATTTCTTTAACTAATATATTTATTATATTACTTTTTAAATGAATATGTTTATTATCAATAGAAATGTTTAGTTTATTATCTAATATATCTTTAGCAATTATTTTTTTAAGTTGATTAATATTAAATGAATCGCAATTATCATCTGTTTTAAATTGCATAGTATATGTAGAATCATCTACTATATAACGAATACTAACAGTTTTCATATTTATAGATGTATTATTTTATTATTAATATTATAAAGAATCATTTTTATGTAATTTTTCTAGTAATTCTTCTTTTGTTTTAAATATTTTATGTTCTTGAAAAAATACATTTTCTCCTATATAAGTCATATTTTGTACAAAATATTTAATTTGTATATTAGAATCATAATCAATTCTAATTTCAATACGAGTAATAGCTCCATATACTATTCTATCGCAATATAATGTACATACTTGATCTCCTATATTATATTTTGTTTTAATTTCCATAATTGTATTATTTTATTGTTATACAATGTTGTACAATATTGTACCAAATCGATTCAATATGAGCCATATAAGACAAGTTTATGCAAATATGTATAAATGTAAGCAAGTCGAATAAAAATTTATTATAAAGCTAAAAATAGCTTTTAAAATTAATATTTTCCTTATTACATTACGCATTTGACTATTATATTCTTTTTGTCAGTTCTAAATATAGCATTACAAAAACCTACACGTTTTTTTTATTAATTCAATAGTACAATCATTATAAAAACAACATTTTTTACAACTTTCATTCTTTTGTTCAACTATTTCATATAGTTTATCATTAACCCAAAATCGTGTTCCTATTTCTCTTTCCATAATATTATTAATTTTAAGATAAAAACTACTCCTACTTTCACAAGCAAGAGTAGTCAATTCAAATATATGTTTGATTTGCAAACGGATGCTATAAGCATCCTTTGTACTGCCACCGAGAATCGAACTCGGATTGCAAGAATGAAAATCTTGAGTACTAACCGTTATACGATGGCAGCAATTATTAAATTATTTGTTATTGTTTTTACGAATATTTAAATATTGTTTAGCTTCATTTAGACATCCAATAAAGCTATCAATACTTTTTATATTGTCAAAACATAAACAAACATTAAATCCTTCATTTATATCTTTTGATGATACTTCTTCACCTGGAGTTCTTTTTTCTTTCAATGGATGTAGTTGTACAAATATACAACTATTATCATCATTAATATTTATTATTTTAAATCCTATTTTACCTCCAAATCTAACTATCGAAGCATCACATATTTTATAAAATCCAGATTCTAAATTTTTAATATCTGAATATGAAGTCATAATTTATATAATTTTTATTTAATTATACTATTTATAATTTTAAATCTTTAGGATTAGTTGCTTTAGAATTAATATCTGAATTATAACGTACAAATGCATATTTATTGTTTGTACTTGTAATAACTCCTTCTTCATAGAGTTTAGGATCACACCCTTTAAAGGGGAATATAGGTAACTTTTCTACCTATATTATTTTTATATTCTTTTAATGTCATAATTTTAATAATTTAATCAATAAATAAATAATCACCAATTTGAAATGCAGTAATTGCAGCACTTAAATCATTCCAAATTTCTCTCCAAGTATTATTAGTATTTGGATTAGTAATTTCAACAATTATTTCATTTTTAGATTCATTAAAACTAATAGGTTTACAAATTAAACCGTTAATGTTTTTAAATCTACAACGATTAATAAGTTTATTAAAAATAACAGAAGACATAATTTTATTAATTTAAGATTAATAATATACATTTATTTCAAATATTATCCAACGAAATGTTATACATTTATCATTGTAATATATAGAAATAGTAGGTAAAATCTCTACAAGATTTTTAAATTCATCTATTGTGAATATAATTTTAATAGTTTTAGTTTTAAACATAATTTTATCAAATTTAAATTATTTATGATATAATATATTATCTTTTATTCTTTTAACAACAATATTATCAGTTACCCATATATTTGAATCACATACTGGACAAACAATATATAATTCATTATCATAATTTGTATTAATATCAGAAGATTCAATTTTCATTACCGAATCACAATATGGACATCTAAGTTTACCATAATTATTTTCAAGTAGTGTCATAATTTTACTAAATTTAAGATTATTAATATTAGTACCGCGAGTGGGACTTGAACCCACACAACCATTTCTGGTCAAAAGATTTTAAGTCTTTCGTGTCTACCTATTCCACCATCACGGCAAAAATCTATAGTTTTATCATATTATTTAGAAGGAGGTATATATCGGTATGGCAAATATAATAAAACTATAGATTTATGTATAAAAATCAATAGTATAATTGTTAAAATGCTCTTGAGAATCAAACGTACTATAATTTGGTAAACAATTATACTATTGATTATTTATTTAACTAAACTGATCATAATATTCTTTTTTACTTATAAATTTTTGATCAGTTCTGATACTGCTGATACATTTGTTACCTACATAAACACATTTATATATTTTCTTCATATAAAATGGACGACTATTTTTATAGCCTTTAATGTAACGAGTAGTTTCAACAGTTCTTTCTTTTTTAAGAACTTGATATAACCACCAATTCTTAATAGCTTCTAATATTTTTTTCATAATTTAATTTAATTATTCACCTGTTTCAATGTCATCATTATTTTGTAAATGATAACATAAACTATGAGAAGTAGTTTGTTCTAAAATGATACAAGTATTTACAAATACACAATCTTTACAAGAAAGACATTGCATAAATGTACTTACAACTCTTTTTAGTTTAGCTGTTGTCATAATTATTAATAATTTAACATTTCAGCCATTTCTTCATCTTCATCTCCTTTATTTAATGTTTCTTCTAATTCATGTGCTACGTCGTCATAATCATTTAAAGCGTATTCTCCTAAATCTTTTAAAGTTTTAGCAGATTGAAGATGAATTTTACCATTTTCATCGACATACATAACATTTTAGTGTTTATTAAGATAAACCATACGTTTACCTTTAAGTGATGCATGACGTGGAGAATTAGCAATTGCTACACCATATTGTTTAGGAGAAACATAACGAATCTTTTTAAGTTCTAAAATAGCTTCTTTAATTTTAGAAGGCATAACTTCTAATTCTTTCTTATCGAATTGACCATTCTTTTTCATAATAAAATCAATTTTTAAAATAGTAATAAGAATACATTTTCCTAACTTTATTGCTATAAAGCCGTAGTATTCTTATTACTATATAAATTTTTATTTATTGCTGTTCCTCAAAAACTCCAAGGTTTTCATCTGTGTTGAGTTGCTTTTCAATAAGCTCTTTATCAACACCGTCAGGATCACTTCCGTCAATTACTTTTTCTGCTGGTTGATCAAATTCAATTTTGACAAAATTTTCTAATGCTTTAGACGCAACATTGGTCAAAATTGTAAATGATCCAACAAACGATTGAAGAAAGATAGGATCATTATACCGATAATCGGTATTAATACCTTTACTGCAAACAGTAAATTTATCCCAACGGAAACGTATATAGTTTCCACCTTCAGTAATTGCTTTAGATTTAATAAGTCTATTAATGATACCAAGAGATATATATCTCCTAATATCATCATTACCTTGCACAATTCGTACAAGACGAACTAAATGTGCATCTAAATTTTGTACAAAAGGTGGAAGTCCAGGATACTTTACAGTTTCTTCTTTGTCTTTAGTGGCAGGAACAAATGGACGACGACCATAATTACGACCGTAATTGCGACCTCGATTGTTATAATGAGGTCTTTGATAACCATAACTCATAGATTTAATAATTTAATTAGTAAAACAATATTGTTTTTTATTTTGTACACAAATATACAAAATATTTTTGATAATTCCAAATTTTTCAGCAAAATATTTCAATAAAAATGAATTTGCAGATATAACAATAGGTAGAACATTAAAAATATACGAAACTTGTAATAATTTTAATGTATTGTGATTTAGATAACAATATAACATAACCCATTGTTAATATTAAATGTTATATTACTATTTATTATATCTGCAAATCCATTATATTGATTTTATTATATTATACAACATAATAGTTTACCATGATTTTGCATATTCCTTTTTCTTTGTTAATAGTTTAACATAATTTTGTGCTGCTAAAACTGTAGGAAAAGAAATAGTTTTAAATAGATTTATTCCTTGTTCTGAGAAATAAACTACTTTTTTAATTCTTTTTACACATGTACCTATTGCACAATTAATAGGTAATGGTTTTGATGCTGTTTGTGTCATAATTGTGTGAGATTTTAAAGATTAATATTATAAGATAGTGTAAGAATTTAATATAAAGAGCAGACAAAAGATTAATTCTTTCATCTGCTCCTTCTCACACAATCTCATGTGTTATACTATTAGTAAAAGCATAATCACCTCGTCAAGGTTGTATAACAAGATTATGATTTTATGCAAGAGCGGCGAAAATATACAAAGTATATCGGGAAGTTACTCTTGCAAAGGGATTTCAACCTTTATAACTTAATACATAGTCTTTAATAGTCGCTATTACTTTATTTGTTTCGAAATCGATATTAAATAAAGAATAACGTATAGTTTGTTGTTTTAATTCAATACGTTCTTGAACTGCTTTAAGTAATTCAAAAGTATTGGTAAATTCAACTTTTCCATTCTTATCAAGAATGATTCCACAAGGAATTGTTCTTTCATTAGCATGAAGTTCTTCAAGCATATCTTCAAGATTATCCCATGTTTGACTTTCTATAATAGTTGATAAACTATACATAAAACGATATTTTTTATTATTATATATGTTCTACAAAACACTATACGCGCACGCACGTGCGTTATATTTATTATTATAAATAATAATAAATAAATATATAATATAATTATTATATATAATATATATAATATATATACAAGTTATAATATATTAACTATATCAATATTATATTTATTATTATCTATAACAGTATCAATATTAGCAATTGATAGATATGTTCCCTCTACAGGGGAACAAATTTATTCTTGATCTGTCAATTTACCATATTGAGTTTCATATCTATTGCATAAATCTTGAAGCTCTTTTGCTTCATTATTTATACAATTAATTTTATGAATTAATTCATTTATATGTTTTTCATATTTTTCTATTTTTTTATTTTTTTGGTCAATTATTTTTCTTAAAATTAGAGCATCTGATAAAGCTTGATTACACATCATTCTAGTCATTATAACTGAAGTATGTTCTTCAGTTATTTTTTCATTTAGATTATGTATAATTTTATCACGTTCGTTTATTTCTTGAATATTTATAACAATTAACATAATTATAGTTAAAACATTAATTGTTATACCTATAACGATAAGTATTGTATCGTTATAATATTTTCCTATAGCAATAAACGTTATTGTTAAAATAATAAAACAAATTATAAGAACTAATGTTCCTATAAATTCTTTAAAATACTTTTTCATGATTGCGTGAATTTATTTGTTATTAATAATATTATCTCCATCTGTATTTATAGAGGCTTTGGACTCTCAATCATATCGATTGGCTACATTAAGATAAAGAGATAGTCTAGATGCGAGTGCACTCTTCTCACCTATCTCTTTCTTATCGTTACCAGCTTTTTGCTTAGCATCGTTGTCATCATATCATATTTTTGACATTATATGATATTTATCACAGCATGACGATTTACTGTAATAACAGTTATTCTGACTGCTAACATAGTTGGTTTCTAAATCACGTACTATGGGAAAAATTCTACCTATAGCAGCATTATGTGCTCTAGGCTCAACATAAACTATCTCAAGAAATACAACAAAATAATCAAGACATTATAAACCAACAAACTGTCTGATATATTTTGCTGTATCTCTTGATGCAACCTATCAAGGATTAACTTTACGATACTCAATATGAGCCGTTTCTCGTCTCCAAGTAGGATTTCATGAATTGCTATCATCTAAATGATATATTGCGTATCATCAGCGAAGACATCGTCAATCGATGTATTAAATAGCAAAATGATTTACAATTATATCATATTAAATGATAGTATTTATATTACCAACATTATTATTGTCATATCAATAGGCGCGCTTTATAGTGCGGAAATTAAAATTGATAATATAACATTAGTAATATATATTTAATTACACTAAATGTATATAAGTTTCATTTGTTTAATTCTTGTATTAATTATTTGAAATGGATTAGTAATATTATTAGTAAAATGATTAGAATGGAGAGCAGGAGCTGCTCCATCATCACATTTATCAACTTCTTTAATAATAATATCACTATCAACAAGAATTTTCATTTCGTTCTGCATTTACACAGGCTTACGACTGTTAATTAGCTGCATTAAATGGTACACTATAACACTTATGGTATTATAATGTACCTGAAAATTCTGTTACAATAAGAATCGCTGCCGTATTTCACAATACAGCAGCAACTCTTTTACAAATCGCCCATAAGAGCAGCAGCAAGATTTTGCTTATAAGCATCAAGAGTACTAAGAGCAAACTCTCCAAGCTTAATATCAGCAATATCTGTTACAACACTATCATGGTCAATAGTGTTTTCCTTTCCACTGAAATAATTCATGAAAGGAACATTAGCCTTAACTTCACGTTGAAGTACAGTAATAGTAGAACCAGGAAGAAGAGATTCAACAAGAACAGGACGTTTAGAAATACGTCCAGCAAGAACTTGAGCATCTTTCATTTGACTCATAGCACCTACAAGACTAAACAAAGATACTACAAAAGTTTTGCTTTTGCTCTTAACAAATACATCGGGATTATCGTTATCCGCAATATATCTGTCAACAAGACCACTTGTTGTTAATGTCACTACTTCATGACCATCTTCCTCACGCTTTGAATATGTAGCACGAGTAATCTGAAGATTCTTTACTTCAGATGCATTGTCAGCTTTTGTGGCAGTAATTGCCTCAGTAAAGGTCAATAGTTGTGGCTGACTTACAACTTCCTTTGCTTTTTCATCGTTCATTGTTTTTACAATTTAAATTGTTAAATAATTAATAGAACTGTTAAACGCTTAAACGCTTAATAGATTCGAATTCTTTCCTGTATTCTCACGAGGTTTTTGAGGTTCTAATATAACTAGTAAATGAATACTAGCTATATTAGAACCATAATCAACTAGAAGATCTTGTATGCAAGATCGTCTAGAAATCTAAAGAAATCTGTTTTAAACTCATCAGATATTCTACCATCTTCTCTAAAATGAAGAAAGTTTGTATGATGACCATTTTCATCATCATCGTAATCTTCAAGTATAAGCCATCTACGATAATCTGTAAGACCATCATGAATAGCAACTTGAAGAGCACGAATTGTTGATTCATCAACAATGGCTACTACTTCACCATTGTAAGCAAGACGAACATCAGAAACTTCTTTTTTAGGAAGCGAAGCAAGAATTTGAATTGCTTCTGAATGTTTTGGAGCAAGTGCGATCATAATTGTATAATTTAATTGGTTAATAATTGCAATTTCTACTCAACATCATACTACAACTATAACAATGCAAAGATTTGCAGGCAATGAACAATCATCACCTGCAAATCTATCATCAACTACAAGTCTCCCATCAATGCAGATGCAAGCATCTTTTTGTACTCATCCATCATAGAACGAGCAAAATCAGATACTTCAAGTTTGACTACGTCGGTAACAATACTATCATGATCGATAGTATTCTCCTTGTTACTAAAGTAGTTCATAAACGGAACATTACCTTTGACATCACGTTGAACTACTGTAATAATACTACCTGGTAGCAAACTCTCTATCAACATTGGTCGCTTTGAGATACGACCTGCGAGCACTTGTGCGTCCTTCATGTTGGACATCATTCCCACTAATGAGAATAATGACACAACAAATGACTTGGACATTGATTTGACAAATACATCAGGATTTGTCTCATCAGCAACATAACGCTCAACAGGTATATCGCCTGTCAAAGTAACAATCTCGTGTCCATCTTCTCGACGACTATAAGTCGCACGAGTAATATGAATACCCTTTGTTACTTTGCCACCATCAGCAATCGTTGCATCGACTGCTTCAGAGAAGCTAAGAAGATTAACACTTGCAGTTTCAACTGCGTTAACGACTTGTGCAGGAACTTGCTCAACTGCATTAGCTTTTGGCTGTGCCATAGTTGTAACAGAATTTGTATTGAGTGACTAACTTATTGGATAATGTGCTAAAGCAAGCGTAGTCAGATGACTTACTTCAGTAATAAATGAATAATATTTGAAAAACATTTATTCATTCGAAATCTGACCTGTTTTCTCACGAGGTTCGATATGACGGGGGTATTGACATTCACTTATCACACCCCCACCCTTTGTGGTAATACCCTCCTCTTCTCGCTAATCGACAAAATTTTTTATCCTACTATCTACATCTAAATCTTCATTAAAATCTTCACCACAATCTTTATCATAATTTTCAATATAATTTTCCATATAATTTTCACTATAATCTTTTCCTAAATCGTCTTAATAACATTATTAAACCTCTTCATATATTTAATATATTATTTTATATATTATAATAATCCATTAAACATTCTTTATAACTTATTTAAATACAATAATTATAATAATATCAACAATTTTAGTTATATCTCATATTTAATCCCCTGTAGAGTGATTGTATCATAAAACTTTCTCACCTATTTATTTATTTACAAAAATATTTTTATTAATAACACTAACGGGGGTATTACTTTAATTTTATTTAATGCCCGTATATGTAGTATATACGTTCTACTATCCTTTAGCTTTTATTAATATTATGAGTAACATAAAAAAATGATAGGAACTGTTTCACAACAATTCCTATCTAAACATACATAAATCTACACCGAAAACTATTCACTCAAAATGACATCAAAAAGTATCGTTATCACAACGATTATTATATTTTATAGCATTAATAATATTATTTGCGGGATACGATACCGTAACCCTACCCACACCCCTACCACCAGATAGTCACTGACATTGCTATGAAACATAACATGGACTTCTTCGATATATGCCGAAGCATATATACCGTCCGCAGATAAACGAGTTTCTGTTTAATCTTTGGCTCGGCTTTCTTTAATATCATTAATGCTATTATATTCAAAATTTATAAGAACATATAAAATTTTATATAATATGACATACTCACGCGCGTACATTATATAATATATGTAACTTTTTATATGCCTACAAAGATAGTAAAAAAAATCGATTTTTGCAAATAATTTTGCAAAAAAATTTGCATATATGGAATTTTTTTTGTATCTTTGTGCTGGTTGTACAAATGTACAAAAAATAGACTAAAGTAGAACAAATAATGTATTTGCAACTATGGAACTTAAAACAGTTTTTAATGAATTTATAGCTCCTCAAGATGATTTTTTATTAGATAAAACAGACGATGAGTTTGTTGTTGCTAATAAAACTAAATTATGGGGAAAAGAAAAAGATGTTATTGCAGTCTTTAAAAAGACTAATGAAGAACAAGATATATTACAAATTTATGCTCATTTATTAAATCTTACTAAACATGGTGAGAATTTATTTATAGAATTAAATAAAAATGGTGGTGAAATTGAAAGTAATGCTAAATTTGAAAAAATATTTTGTATTAAATATAAAATTAGTAGACCAACTTATATTAGAGCATTAAATGAATTAACTGCTAGAGGAATTGTTAAAAAAGCTTATCCTAAAATTTATCTATATGATAAATATTATATAAAAGATGACGTTCATGGTAAAAAAGTTTTAGTAATGCTTCTTTAAACTACATTTGTAGTTAATATCAATATTAACAATTAAACAAACAAATTTATGATTACTCTTCAAAGTCGAGTTGAGAGATATACATTATCTCTTCCTCAATCAATTCATGAGATTCCAGCACAGTATTATGAAGATGTTACAAATTGTATTAATCTTCCAAAGCATTATGCAATTGTAGCAGTTGTACGACAAGTTCGTATGTATGATTTTCTTATAACTTTAAACAATCCTAAAGTAAAAACTCGTGCAGTTGATATTGCAGTTCTTGTTAAAATTAATTCGGACGCTATTCCTGCAGAATGGAAAATAGGACAACAAGTTATAATCGATGAATCAGATATTGCAAGAGGAACTCAAATTACTCCTCCTAGTGCTTTAACATACGAAAACATTATTTCTTATTTACTCAGAGAAGAAAAAATTGTTTCAAGTAAAGAACCTAAAGAGAAAAATTATCTTACAGCTACAATTCTTTCTGGAACTGCAAAGGATGAAAATAATGTACCTATTAAAGAACATCCTATTTGCTTTATGAGCTTTAAAATTGTACCTGTTACAGCAATTCATGGAACTGTAGATAATAACATTAGTTATAACGATCCTTTTATTAAGGTAATTCCTGAAGTTCATGCTGAAGTTCCTGCTAAAGCAAAAGAACTAAACGATGCTGTTGCTGAATAAGTAATTGTCGATAGCCTATATGACATTCCCTTTACAGGGGATTAAATATAGGCTATTGATGTTAAAATTTATATTATGGGACTATCTTTTAATTTTAAAGATAAACATAAATCAAAAGAGTATAAACGAGAATGGAGAAGATTGCCAAATAAGGCTATGTCTAAAATAGATACTGAAAAGCCAAAATTAGACGCCTCTCAATATGAAAATAAAATATGGTATGATGGAAAATATTGGGATGTAAATGTATTAGAAGAAAGAGATATAATAAATCAAATTAATGATATAACTGAAGAAGAAAGAAAAAAATTAACAAGTATAGTATTTAATGCTGAACTTTTTTGTAAAGAAACTTTATTAAATGAATGTGTTGCTCATCTACCATATGTTGGTACGTTTAAAATAAATGCTGGTAAAAGATATTTAGAAAAACACGCTGAAGAAATTAAACAACATTATACTCCTGAAATGAATAATAGAGATAGATTAAAAGTTCGTATAGATTTTTACAAACAAGGTTGGCGTGAATTTAGTGCAAGACAAAATGAAAAAAGTAAAGAAGATCATTTTAGAAAAATGTTTAAAAAAGAATATGACGAATGTTGTAAAGTAATGGGAAAAAGTTATGCTGAACATTTTATTCATTCTATGACTCTATTAGAGTTTATACCTTTTGATCAAGATTTTGAAGATGCTTTTCAAAATGCTAAATAAATTATGGCAAATCTACATATTAGAAATTTATTAACTTTCGATATATATGGTAATGTACAACCAGTATCGATTGAACAAATTCTTGATAAAGATGTATTAGAATTATATCGTAGAGATTATTCTAAAGATAAAAATAAATATATCGCTGAATGTGGAGTTATATATTATATGGGAGATCCTAATAGTCCTCCAAGACAAAATGGATTAACAGAAAAAGAAACATTAGACGCAGCAATTGATAATTTCAATTTACCTAAAGATTATGTACCAGATCCATTAGTAAAAAGATTGATAGATAGATATAATATAAATGCTATAACTCCTGCAGGTGTTGCTATTGAAAATATTAAAAAAGCTTTACATAGACTTTCTTATGCAAGTAATAAAATAGGTGAAACTGTTGATACAATGATGAAAAATGCTTTAGAACCATCTGCTGTTGCTACTATTATAGATTTAGGAAATAAATTAGGTAAATTTTCTACAGAACTCCCAAATTATGTAGCATCTCTAAAAGTCGCTCAAGACAATCTTAGAAATGAACAAGAAGAAATGGAAGCACGTGGAGGAGAATCTATTCTTTATTCAATGGATGCAAATAAACATAAATTGCAATGATAGAACTTAAAGATAAAAGATATGATCAAGTTAGACTTATATTTCATGAAGAAGGTCATAAATATAATGATACTTTTGGTAATGAATTTATAAGTACAACTACTTTGTTGCATAAATATGCACCAGAGTTTGATAAAGATTATTGGCTTAAAAAGAAAGCAAAAGAACTTGGTATATCTGAAAAACGTCTTGCAGAACAATGGAAAAATATAACAGACGAAGCTTGTGAACGTGGTACTAAAACTCATAATAATTTAGAAGACGGTATTAAAGAAAATTCTATGTTTAAACAAGCAGTGAAATATATGATAAAAGAAAATGGTGAAATGATAACTGTAGCAGATATTCCTAATATAGATATGAATATAAAAGCATTAGACGTTAATGAGTTTAAAGATATGACAGAAAATAAATATCCTGAAATTTATAGAGTGTTTCAATGGTATATAGATAGAGGATATAAAATATATAGTGAAATAGGAATGTTTCTTATTGATAGTTTAATATCGGGAACTATTGATGTTTTATTAATTAGAGATGAAGATTTTGTAATAGGAGATTGGAAGACAAATCGTGGAGGTCTTAAATTTGAAGCAGGATATTATAAAAAAGATAAGAGTCAAAAACCCGCACAATTAACTAATACTTGGGTAACTAAAAAAGAATTTCTTTTACCACCTGTAGCAAATCTTCCAAATTGCAACGGTAGTATATATAATTTACAACTTAGTTTATATGCTTATGCTGTTCAAAAAATTTTAGGTTTACCTTGTAAAGGATTATGGCTTTGTCATATAGATAGTGATTTTGTTTTAAATGAATATGGAATGCCAAAAAGATTTCCTGACGGATTATATCATATAAAAAACAATCCTATAGAAAAAACTACATTTTTTAAAATGCCATATAGATATAATGAAATTGTACGAATTGTAGCTGATAGAGAGCGAATAATTCGTGCATCAAGAGTAACATCAAATACATTATTTTAAATTATGAATATAAAAACAGTAACTATTATAACAATTTGTTGTATAGTTGTTATAATGATAACAGGGATACTAAGAGATATTAGTACCGATAAAAAAATCGATAATATGGAATATGTTATTGATAGTTTGAAAAATGAAATAAATTATAAAGATAGTATATATAGTAATGTAGTTTCTAAATGTGAATATGATAGTATATATGATTTGTATAAAACTTATAATTATTTATACGATAAAGAACTATTAGAATCTGAAGAATTAGTTGATTCTTTAAATACAGAAATAACTATATTAAGTATTAAATTAGAAAGAATCAGAGAATATAATAGAATCGCTAGTCAAGATAATAATATTATATTTCTTAGGGGTTGGATAAATAGAGTTTTAAATGATTAAATATTATGGCAATATTTGAAAAAGCTTTTGCTAAAACAATTAAAGCAGAAGGAGGATATGTAAATAACCCTAATGATAAAGGCGGTGAAACTTATATGGGTGTTACCCGTAAGAATTATCCTAATCTTAAATTGTGGACTATTATTGATGACATTAAAAAACAATCGACTGATAAAAAATATATAAATAATTGTTTAAAAAATAATATAGGTGTTAAAAATGAAGTTAAAGTTATTTATAAACATAATTATTGGGATCCTTTACATTTAGATTTAGTTAATTCTCAACGTGTTGCTGAACAATTATTTGATAATGCAATAAATTGTGGGATTACTGCAACTATTAAATTAATGCAAAAAGCTAAAAATATGAAAGTAACTGGTAAAATGTCTAATGAATTAATTGATAAATATGGAAAACAATCAAGAACAAAATAATAAAAAAATACATTTAATAATATGTATTGGAATATTAATTATAGTCACTTTAACTATGATACTTGGACTGTTGATTGGTCGGATACAAAAATTGACACAATCGCCTACTATTGTTATAGATACTGTTACTAATGTAATAGAGATTGAAAAAATAAAATATGAAATAGAAGAACAAAAAGAAAATGTTGAACAATATAAACAAGAATATAAATATGAAAAAGAGCAAGCTAATATTATTAATGATTCTGCTGCTATTAAGTTGTTCTATCAACTTGTTAGCGAATGATACCACTACAGGGGAACAAATAATTGAAGATAGTTGCACATGTGTAAATATTGACATTATTAGAAAAGCTAATGATAAATTAATTGAAAGAAAATATTTGTTAAAAGTTAATAGTGCTCAAGATTCTATTATAACTTTAAACAATAAATATATATTACAACAAGACACTGTAATAAACGATTTAAAAGAACGTATAGTTAAAATAAATAATATAAATGAAGATTTACAAAAACAATATGAACGTGAAAGAAAAAAGAAAATTATATATGGTAGTGTTGCTGGAGGATGTATAGTAGGTATTATAATAACAGTTGTGACATCTGTTTTAATTAATAAATAATATGGAAAATACAGGTTATCCTTTTTTAGACTATATAAATGAAGATAAGTCTCATTATATACATGCTAAAGATTTTAGGTTTAGTATAGAAAATCCTAAAATTAATGATTATACTGTAAATGAAGAATATTGGAAAACACACGAATATAGAACTTTTAAAGATCCTGATGATTTATTTTTAGTTGGACATACTGGAGGATTTTTAATGAATATTAGACCAGGATATAAATTTATTAATACAGATTTATTTACTAAAATGGCTCAATACTATGATGAAAATGGCGAATATACTAGTTATAAGCAAGGCTCTATAATGTATAATAGAATCGCCGATAGAGAAGCATATAGACGACATAAAGGATTTAAAGCACCTTGTTTATTAACTCCTGAAGGAAAAATTGAAGAAGTAAGAATTACTGGAGAGCATTATAACTTTCTTAATTATACTCAAATGGAAGAACTTGATGAAGAAAGTATTAAACAAGGAGGAACTGCTGTAGCTACAAAAAAGAAAGGATTTCCTAAATTTATAGATGCTCAATTTTGGACTTTTCATTGTATAGAATTTGCAAGAAATAATGGCTTTCATATGTTAATAGATAAAACACGACGTGGTGGTTTTTCTTATATGATGGCTTCTAATTCTGCAAATGCTGTAAATTTATACCCAAATAAAGTTGTTATAAATGTTGCTGTAGATAGTAAATATTTAACACAACGTGGTGGTCTTACTGACTTCGCTTTAAATGATTTGAAATTTTATGAAGATACTGGTTTATTTAAAAGAGGAATTTTAAAGACTGTAGATACTGATTTTCGATTAGGCTTAAAATTAAAAAATAATGTAGAATGGAGTGGAAGTTGGCATAGTGCTTTATTGTCTGTATCAGCTCACAATAATCCTGATTGTGCTATTGGTAAAGATGCTATAAAGGTAAATGTGGAAGAAGTTTCTACTATGGATAATTTTGATAAATTTATGGAAGTAACTGAACCTGCTATGCGTACTGGTAGTTATACAACAGGTTTTTTATGTGCATGGGGAACTGCTACTACAGAAGGTACTTCTATGCAAGAATTTGAATTAAACTTTTATAATCCTAAAGCTCATAATTTTTGTCCATTTGAAAATGTTTGGGATAAAGACGCTAGAGATCAAATATGTGGATTTTTTAAATCTTATGCTTGGGGATTACAAGGTGAAGTTGGTGGAGTTTTAGCTTTAGATAAATGGGGAAATAGTAATATTTTAGTCGCTCTTGAAGTTGCAAAAAGAGAACGTATTAAAAAGAAAAATGATGCCAAAACTTATGCTGAATATATAAATTATTTAGGTCAATATGCTTTGTATCCTGCAGAATCATTTAGTAGTACAACAGAAAATATATTTAGTTCTGAAGAACTTACTGCATGGGAAGAAAAACTTAAAATGGATAGTTCTTATAAATTTTATATTGATGGTAGATATGATATGGATTCTAATGGTGTTACAATATTTAAATCTAATGCTAGATTATTAAAAGAAGGCAAAAAAATATATGATTATATACAAAGTGTTCCAAGAAGAGAAAATGAAGATCCAATGGGTTGTATTCGTAGATGGGCTGAGCCATTAAAAGAAGAAATTACTGAAAATGGAGTTAGAATACGAGTAGTTCCAAAAGGATTATATAGTATTACTTATGACCCTGTAGGAATAGATAAGGATAGAAAAACTATAACAAATAAACATTCTCATAATAGTATACAAGTGTGGATGAATCCACATGCATTAAACGGATTTAAAGGAGGAATGGTTGCCCATTATTATGGTAGACCTGACAAACTAGAAGAAGCAGATAGAATATGTTATGAACTTGCTAAAGATTATAATTGTATAGGAACAACTAATGTCGAAATAAATCGTGGTGAAACTGTTAGTAATTTTAAAAAATGGAATGCTTTAAAATATCTTTCATTTGATCCTGTATTTGTTTGGGATAATAATTTTAAAGAAAAAGTTAGTACAAGTTATGGATATAGTATTACTCCTGCAAATAAATTAGAGGGATTACGATTGCTAAAAGAATTTTTATATGAAGTAGTTGGAAAAGATGAAAATGGTAATGATATTCATATGTTTCAATTAATATATGATTATCAATCGATATTGGAATTGAAGAAATGGTCAGAGAATGGAAACTATGATAGAGTTTCTTCAATGATTTTAAGAGGTATAGAATGGAAAGCAATGAAACTTCTTAATGAAGACGCTTTAAAAACTAGAATAGAACTTACAGAAGATAATATAGATAAACATGATAATGATATATTATCAAGAGATTGGTTTTAATTTTTTTAAATAATTTAAAATATGATTACACCTTTAAGTAATTATGATTTTCCTCGTCAGAAAATTCCTGCGAGTAAAAAAGACAAAATATGGGCAGCTCAATGTTGTGATTATGTTATATCTCAAGGATTGGCTTGCAAAGATGAAAAACGTATATCTACTTTATATAACGTCATGGCTGGTAAAATACCTGATGAATTTTATAAAAAGATATTAAATCCTTATAATGCTACTAATGAAAAATTTAAAAGATTTCCTGCAACAATGAGAAATTATGATATTATAAAAGGTATCATAAGACGATATGTTGGAGAGTATCTTAAAAATCCTCATATATTTATAGTTGGTGCTAACAACCCTGATGTAATGTTAGCTCGCGATCAAAAACTTAAAGCGGAACTTACTATACTTGTTCAAAATGCTGTAGCTCAACAAATAACACAAGCTTATCAACAATTTATACAAGAAGGCGGAGATCCTAAAGAATTTAATCCTAAAAATTCAATTGATGTAGAAAAATTTATTAAAGATTTTAACGATAATTATGTAGATGATATTTCTGCTCAAGGTCAAGAATTATTAAATGTTATTAGAGATATAACCGAAGATGAATTATTTTATGAACAAGTATATTTTAATTGGGTCGCTTATGGTGAAGCATATACTTATGGAGATGTAGATAAAGAAAATATAATTAAAGAAGTAGTTAAAGTAATAGATGCTTATCCTGTTCCTACAGATAACTTTTTTACAGAAGATG